TAAGCAAAAAAATGTAGGGAAAAGACCAATTTTCTTACATTTTAGCACAGATGAGGTCTACGGAGACATTGTAAGCGGAGATCATAAAGAAGAAGACCTACTTAAGCCTAGTAATCCCTATTCTGCCTCCAAAGCAGCAGCAGATATGCTTGTTTTGGCTTGGGCAAGGACTTATGATTTGGAATATGTTATTGTAAGACCCGCTAATAACTATGGAATCGGCCAATATCCGGAAAAATTAATCCCCCTAACCATTAAAAATCTAAATCGTGGTAGAAAAACTTGTTTGCACAACGATGGTGAACCTTATAGGAGTTGGCTTCACGCCGATGACACTGCTGAAGCAGTTGTGAAGATCATAGAAAGCGGAAAAATAAACGAAATCTATAATATATCAGGGCATGAAGAGCAAAAAAACATTGATACCGTTAGGAAGATTATTGAGTGCTATGGGTGTGATGTAGAAAAATTAGAACATTATGTTGATTTTGCATATTCTAGGCAGGGACAAGATGTCAGATATTCTGTAGACGATACTAAATTACAATCTTTAGGGTGGTTTACAAAAAAGAAGTTCAATGAAGAAATACAAGATATTGTAGAGTATTATAAAAATAGGTTTGTGTGGTGAAATGATAAGTATTGTAACTGGAACTTTAAACAGAGTTCATCTTTTGAAGGGCTTAATAGAAAATACTGTTGTTGCAAATAAAAACCTTGAGCTAGTTTTGGTAGACGGAGGATCAACAGATGGAACACTTGAGGCAATAAAGGCATTAAATCATCCAAGAATTAAGTTGATAGAAATTGGCAGAAGAAGCCCATATCACCACTACATGAATATAGGCATAAGATCTGCATCTTATGATTATATATGCCAATGGAATGATGATGTGTTATTGGTGAATGACTGGAACGAAGTGATGCAGCATCTAGATAATTCGGGTGTGTATATTTTTAATTGGAAGTACGGCAAAACAGGGGATCACACTAATCCAGAGTGGCTAAAAGGCAATGAACATTCGGATAATTGGTTTATATCTAATAGCAAAAAAGAAGATGGAACAGGCGATATATGTTTGAATTATGGAATTTATCACAAAGATGTTTTTAAATCTCTTGGTATGTATGATTCAAGATTTAAATATTATTATACAGACGCCGACATGGCAGAAAGAGTATGGCACTCTAAAAAATTTAATATAAAAACCCTTAGAGATATCAAAGTGTTTGCTTTTTCTGATGTCCCAAAAATAGCCATACATTTTCAAGATGATGAAAAAATATACTCAGAAAATATATTGAGATATAAGCAGGGAATTTTTCATTCAGACACGGTGGAGAAATTAATTGAATAAAATATTATCTTTTAGTCTTTATGGAGACGATCCAAAATATACCATTGGCATGAAAAGAAATATAGAACTTTTAGAAAATGTATATGGTGATGATTGGAAAATAAGAATTTATTTAGACAACAGTGTACCCAGAGAAATGGCAAAAGAATATAGTCAGATGGGGGCACAAGTTTATAATGTAACGGGAACTCCGATAATCGGCGGTATGTTTTGGAGATTTTTACCTTTTGACGATAAAGATATTGATGTGTTTTGTGTTAGAGACGCAGATTCTAGATTAATGAAAAGGGAAAAAGAAGCCGTTGATGAGTGGTTATCCGAGGGCACAAGTCTCCATTTGATGAGAGACCATCCTCACCACAACTATACTGTGATGGGTGGAATGTTTGGGTTTAACAAGAGACCTAACGGGACTTACTCGTTTATAGAGGATTATAAATCTTTTATTCACAATGATTATAGATTTAAAAAAATGGATGACATGAAGTTTTTAAACAGGTTATATCAAAAATTTAACCATAGTATAACGAGCCATGAGGCGTATAATCATAGCAGCAGGAATGTTGACAACAATGGAAACTCTTATTTAGATAGTGGAAGGCAATTTCCAACAATTAGAAAAAGTAAAGACGAGGGTTTTATCGGAGAAATATGGAACGAAGATGAAACATACGAATATCAAAGGAATGTTTTATAGTGAAAACTAGTTTAGTTATACCTTGCACTCCATATCACTTTTGTAACTCTTTAGTTAGTGTGTTGAAGGCATATGAAAATGGAACAACAAAGCCTGACGAGGTGATTGTCTCTTTGAGTCAAGCTCCACTGATTAACAAAATGACAATTGAACAAGAAACAAAAAAATATTTAAAAAAATGTGTTTCTGGAAATATTTTTGAAGAGTTTAATATTATAAGCCACATTGGCAAGAAAACACACGGACCTAATAGGCAAGAGGGGTCTGATGTTGCTACGGGTGATATTATTATCTATAATGATGCCGATGACATACCCCATCACCAGAGAGTGGAGGCAATCAAGCATTGTTTTGAAACAACTGATGCAATGCACATAAATCATTGGTGGTGTCACGAAAGTTGTAATTTTGAAACTTTTGATAAACAAAAAATAAAAATTATATCATCTGAAGAAATATGTAAAAAAATGATAAAACCATATCATCACCCACTCTACGCAAAAGGGGGTTATGGTAATATGTTTGGTAGAACCCATGGTGGCAATACATCAATTAGAAAAGAGGTGCTACAAAAAATAAGATGGAAAGATTGGACAGAACTTCAGGGGGCTCCTGCTGAAGATTGGCTATTTTGTTATGAAACTGCTTATACATATAAAAAATCAGTAATATTGCAATTAGATTTAATTAAGTATTCTGGAGCAGCAGCCGATTCATTGTGGCAATTAAAAGATTGGTGTAATTTTTGTGATGAAAAATCAATGGGCATAAAATGAAAATAGATAGAGCAGTAATGTGTTTGAACTCTTCTTTGTTATATTCTGGTATGTGGGACATTGTTGCAAAAGTTTATAAAGAAACAACAGATATAATACCAACACTAATATTTTGCGGAACGCAAGAAGAATTAGATAGGGAAGTAAAAACAGAACATGGCGATGTATATTTGTTTCCTAAATATGAAAAGTTTATACAAAGACCGGATTTAGACTGGACGGTAACATGGACTTTGTTTTGGGCCATCGCAAATAAATTCCCAAATGATGTTTGTTGTTTTACTGGAATTGATGAAATTCCAATATCTTCTGTATTGTGGGACAAAATATCTTCAATTTCTGATGACAAATATGTTGTTGGATTGGGAGCAAATCCTTACGGCGACATTAAGCATATAGCGTCTGGTCACAATATTGCAAAAGGCTCTACTTTTAAAAAAATTCTTCAAATTGAAGATAGTTTAGAGTTGGAATTAAAAAGGATCTGGGATGTAAGGTATCAGCTATCAAATTCAAATTTTGGGTGGAATTTAGAACAAAATAATTGGTGGGGTATGGATGAAGCGTATATATCTAGTAAGCTTTATGACCATGATGATGTCATTTTTATGGACAACCGTTGGGTTTCGCAGAATCTTCAAAGCAAAAAAATAGACAGAATGTACAATTGCAGTTATGAACTAGATAGATTAAAAAACAAAGATTATTGGACTGCACATTTGGTAAGACCCTTGACTGATCCAAGCAAAAAACAAATAGTTTTAAATTTAATAAAAGATATGGGGTTGTCATGACTAAAATATTGATCACAGCATCAGGAAGCCCCGGATTTATAACTGTAAAAAAATCTTTAGAAAAATGTGAAAACTTACAATCTGGATATGTTATACACGGCTGTGACATAAATCCAAGCTCAATAGGTCTTAAGCTGATTGATAAAACTTTCACATCTCCAAAAGGCACTTCATCAAATTACATTCCTTGTATTTATGACTATTGTGTAAAAAATAAAATTGATTTAATAATACCTTGTGCAGATGAAGAGTTGCTGCCTTTAGCAAAATCAAAACATATTTTTGAAAAAATAAATTGTAAAATATTGGTGTCCGATGAAAATTCGTTAAAAATATGTTTAGATAAATCTAGATTGTTTGATTTTTTATGTGATCAAGGGTTTCAAAAAAATATTGTAGACCATGACGTATGTAATGATGTGGAAAGTTTTTTACAATCATATGAAAGATTAACTAACCTTGGTCATAGAGTTTGTGTAAAGCCTTCTAAAACACACGGATCCCGTGGTTTTAGAGTTATAAAAGATCAATTGTGTAAAGAAGACTTCTTTAATAAAAAGCCTAATTCAAGTGAAATTACTCTTCAAGAATTGGTTAAAATATTAAAGAGCGATGGAACAAATAAGTTTAGTGATTTGTTGGTGATGGAATTTTTACCCCATGATGAGTACAGCGTTGATTGTTTTTCTAGAGACAATGAGTTTATATGCGTTCCTAGAACAAGGAAAACCATATCCAATGGTATATGCACAAGTGGAAAAACAATCAAAAAAAATGATTTAATTGATTTATCAGAGAGTATGTATGAAAAATTAGGTCTTAAATATAACGCCAATTTTCAATTCAGATATGACTTAAGTGGAGTGCCGAAACTATTAGAAGTAAACCCTAGATTTTCTGGAACAATGGAGCATTGCCGAGCCTCTGGTGTAAATTTTGTAGAGGTTGCAATTGATAACATTATGAATTTTAAACAAAAAAAATACAACATTAGGTGGGGAATTGAAATGCAGAGAGTTTGGACTGAGATATTTCAAGATGAAAAAGATATTTTTACTTTAGTTTAGGTGGTTTGTAGATGAGTTTTAATTTTACAATAAAACATTATAGATCAACGATACAATCGTATCTTGATAGTGAATATAAATTTTGTAATTTACAAGATGATCTAAATAAAAATTACAAAAATAAGATAATAATGGTTCATGATGTAGATCATGACATATCTTTGTGTAGCAACTTTATGAAAGCTGAAAAAGACTTGAAAGTTAAGGCAACTTATTTTTTAAGATTACATGCTAAATCCTATAACATGTTATCAAGTAAGTCAATTGATTTAGCAAAAAGAATTATAGATAATGGCGGAGACATAGGTTTGCATTATGAGCCAAGTTTTTGTCCTACAGAGGCAATAACATATGATCAACACATTAGTCAAGAAATGGAAATATTATCAACTTACATTGGAAAACAAATTTCAATTTACAATCTTCATGAGCCTACAAGAACTGGTAAAAATTTAGTTTCATGTTTACCAGAAAAAAACAGATGCTACAATTCGCAACATTTAAAAGATTACAAATACCTTTCAGACAGCAGTTGTAGATGGAGGGAAGGTTGTTTTTCAGAACATATTAATAGATGGTCAAAAATATTAGTTTTAACTCACCCAATTTGGTGGTATAATATGTGTCCATCTGAAAACTATTGATATAATAATATGAATTTTAATAAATCAACAAAAAACACCCCACATGGAAAGTTAGCATTAGTAGACATAGATGATACCATATGCTTTTACAAAGGTGAAAGAAGGTATGATCTAGCAGTGCCAAATTATGAAAATATAGCAAAAATAAACCAACTATACGATGATGGTTGGAAAATCACATATTGGACTTCTCGTGGGAGTATTTCAGGGAATGACTATAAACAATATACGGAACATCAACTAAGAGAGTGGGGATGTAAATATCACGATTTGGTAACAGGAACCGGAAACAATTCAAAGCCAGCATTTGATTTAGTTATTGACGACAAAGCAAAAAGAATTGAGGAGTTATAAGTGAAAAAAAAGGTTGCAATAATTGGATGCGGAGCGATATTGCGAAGACATGCGGAAGCGATTAATAAAAATTCAAATTTTGAGTTAGTATCTGTATGTGATAACCAGAGGGATATATTAGATGCCGCAAAGTCTAAGTACAATGTTAGTGGATATTTAGATTATAAAACTATGATTGCAAAAGAAGATATTGATTTAGTTGCAATTGCCACACCCAACTCATCTCATGTTGAGCAAGCTAAATTTTGTATTAATAGTGGGAAAGATGTTTTAATAGAGAAGCCAATATCTTTAAATGCTGAAGATGTATTAGAGATAGAAAATCTAGCAAAAAAGAATCAAAAAAATGCGTATTGCGTACTTCAAGTTAGATTAAATCCATCAGTTAAGTTATTTAAAGATGCAATAGACAAGGGCCTTTTGGGAAATATTCGTGGAATAAGTTTAGTACAAAGATGGCAAAGACCAATTGAGTATTTTACTGGCTGGAGATCTATACCCAAAGTTGGCGGTGGTACTCTTCATGAATGCGGCATACATTATATTGACATAATGCAATATATTTTGGGAGTACCAAAAGTTGCTTCTGCATCTGTTTATAAAACAAAACATAGTCATGTTGAGATAGAAGACACCATATATTCATTATTAGATTTTAAAGATTTTGGAGGAACTTTAGAAGTAACGATTGCAGCCGAGCCATTTAATTTAGAGTGTTCTCTATCAGTAATGGGCTCAAATGGTTATATAAAGCTTGGAGGAAAAGCTATGAATGTTATAGAAACATATAACTTCTTAAGCAATGGGTGTAGGGTAGAATTTGAAAATATGCTAGAATCATCTGATATAGATAATAAACCAAATTCATATGGATCTTATGCTGGCTCCTGCCCTAACCACACAGAACTTTATAGAAACTTAGATAAATTTAAAATAAACAATGCACATGCATCTCTTAAAATTATACAAGACATATATGAGTGTGCATATGAATCTAAAGGGATTTATTGATGAAGATAGGAGTTTTTGCATATAATTTTCATCATTGGAAAACGCAAAATGGAATTATTAATTTGATGATGTCTGGTAAAAAACCGGATGTTATTTTTGCCGCCGATAAAGTTGATTTAAATTTTTATAAATCAAAAATAAGGATTTCTCCAAAAGATCTGCACCTTCATCATCCAAAAGAAATAGCTGAACAATTTGGAATAGATTACAAAGTAGTTAAACACAATTCTGATGAGGTGCAAACAGAGGTAAAAAAAAGAAATCTGGATCTGGGCATAGTTTTGGGAGCTAGAATACTAAAGCCAATAGCGTTTAATTCTTTTAATAAAGGTGTCTTAAATATGCATCCGGGAATATTACCAGAAAACCGAGGTTTAGATACTATTAAGTGGGCCATATTTAATAAACTAAATCAAGGCGTAACATGTCACTTAATAGACGAAAAAATAGACAGAGGACTAATAGTAAAAATTGATAAAATTAACATTTATAATGATGATACTTTAGTTGATTTACAAATTAGAATACAAAATTTAGAACAAAAAATGATGATAGAGTCAATTAAAATTTTAGAGAAGTGTGATAGCTTAAGGGACTTGGACAAAGCTGGATCTGGAAATTATAATAAATCAATGCCACCAGAAATAGAAAGAAAGCTAATGATAAAATTTGATGAATATAAGAATGAATTTGGTGTACAATTAAACTAACGGAGATCACAAAGTGCCACAAGTAGTTAGAGAAATATTTGAAAATTATGTAAAAGACAATTTTCAGCTAAAAGATTGTATAGCAGTTAACAATGGTACTTCTGCTTTGATTGCTCCCTTGTGGTCCATGGATCTTTCTCCGGGAGATGAAGTTATAACAACTCCGTTCACTTTCATTGCAACATCAAATGCAATAATCATAGCAGGGGCAACACCAGTTTTTGTAGATATAGATCCAAAAACTTATTTAATTGATCCTGAAAAAATTGAAGAAGCAATCACACCAAGAACAAAAGCGATAATTCCAGTACACTTGTATGGTAGAATTTGTGAAATGGAGAAAATAAATAAAATCGCTAAAAAGCATGATTTAATAGTTATTGAAGACACATCACAAGCCTTTGGATCTCAAACTGATTCTGGACAATATGCTGGCATGCTTTCTGACTGTGGTACATTTTCTTTTTACAAAACCAAAAACATATCAACATTTGAGGGTGGCATGATATGTATACCAGACAATTCAAAATTAGATCACAATAAAATTAGATCTATATGCAATCACGGTCAGCAAGGAAAGTATATACATGAATATATTGGATTTAATTTTAGATTAGCAGAGCCTCTTTGCTTATTAGCTTTGGAACAAATGAAACTTCACATGACCGGAATAAAAGCAGAATTGGGAATTAGAGGACCAAAACAGGGACACTACCCTGATGTTGTTTACAACCAACAAGCGTATATTAAAAAAGGTATAACAGGAAATTGTCCAATAGCTGAGTCTGTTGCAAATAAAATAAAACAATCTTACATGAAGTGATACATTGTGCAAGAATATTATAGATATTATTTAAAATTACATAAGAATCCAAAGTGCAGGTTGATGCACTATGTTGGGCAGTGGACCACCATAATCTACGTTATTTGGTGTTTGATGTTTAGTTTAAAATTATTAATTTTGGCTCCTTTTATAATATATCCATTTGCATGGTCAGGACACCATTTTTTTGAAAAAAATAAACCGGCTGCTTTTAATAATCCAATAAAAGCAAAATTGGCGGATTGGATAATGTTTAAAGACATATGTTTGGGAAGGATATCAATATGGTAGACAAATTTATAATTACAGGCGCATCTGGAATGGTAGGCTCTGCTTTTAAAGGTATTTTGTCACAAGCAGAATATATAACAAGAGAACAGTTCCATAATTTATCTTATGATATAAATGGCAAATCTGTAATCCATCTTGCCGCAAAGGTTGGCGGTGTAAAGGCAAATACAGATTATATTGCAGACTTTTATCACGAAAACTCTATCATAAATCAAAAGATACTTGATTATGCCTATGCTGGCAAGGCACATAAAGTTGTGTCTCTTCTTTCAACTTGTGTGTATCCTGACGCACCATACATTAAGTATCCACTAACCGAAGATCAATTGCACTTTGGCCCACCACATGATTCTAATTTTGGATATGCATATGCCAAGAGAATGGTAGATGTAATGTCTCGTGCTTACAGACAACAATATGGATGCAACTTTATTACAGCCATTCCAAATAATTTGTATGGCGAAAATGATAATTTTGATTTAGAAAATAGTCATGTTATACCTGCTCTTATTAGAAAAGTGTGGGAGGCCAAGATAAATAAAATTGGTTATGTTGAATGCTGGGGAGACGGAAACCCACTCAGAGAGTTTACATATTCAGAAGATATTGCAAAGATTTTGCTGTTTTTATTAGAGAACTATGACGAGCCAGAGCCAATAAATATTGGAAACACCGAAGAATATAGTATTAGAGATGTTGTTGAGATGATCTGTAAGTTATTAGACTATGAGGGGGATACAGTCTGGCAAACCGAAAAGCCGTCCGGTCAATATAGAAAGCCAAGTTCTAATCAAAAATTGCTTGATTTAGGTTGGAAAAAAGAAAATTATACTTCGCTAGAAAAGGGCTTAAAAAAGACTTGTGAATGGTTTAAAATGAATTATCCAAATGTAAGAGGAGTAAATTGAAAACAGCAATAGTAACGGGGATTACGGGACAAGATGGATCTTATTTGGTTGAGTTGCTGCTTGAAAAGGGATATCAAGTAGTTGGTCTGAAAAGAAGAACATCTCTCATCTGCACAGATAGGGTAGATCATCTTTTTAATAATCCTAATTTTAAATTAGAATATTTTGACCTGAACGATGCTGGGTGCATGTGGTCAATTATTAATAAATACAAGCCAGACGAAATTTACAATTTGGCAGCACAATCTCATGTTAGAGTTTCATTTGAAATCCCAGAGCATACAGTAGACGGTATTGCTATGGGTACTTTACGATTACTTAACGCTGCAAAAGAGTTGGCACCTAACTGTAGAGTGTATCAGGCATCTTCATCAGAAATGTATGGAGATAATCCAAATTATCCTTTCAATGAAGAGTCAAGGCTAATGCCAGCTAGTCCCTATGCTTGCGCTAAGGTTTTCGCTCATAATCTCGTAAGAAACTATAGAATGTCTTATGGGCAGTATGCTTGTAGCGGGATTCTTTTCAATCATGAATCACCCCGAAGAGGTGAAACTTTTGTCACAAGAAAGATTACAATGGCCGCCGCAAGAATCAAGCTGGGTCTCCAAGATAAATTATTTTTAGGAAACCTTGATGCAAAGCGTGATTGGGGATTTGCTGGTGACTATGTAAAACTTATGTGGATGATGTTGCAACAAGAAGAAGCCGATGATTATGTTATTGCAACCGGAGAGACGCACTCTGTAAAAGAATTCTTAGATGCAGTTTTTGACCAAGCAGGATTGGGAAGTGCTGATAAATATGTAGAGATTGACCCAAGACTTTTCAGACCACAGGAAGTACCATACCTTCTTGGAGATTCTACAAAAGCAAAAGAAAAGTTAGGTTGGGAACCTGAAGTGACATTTGAAGGTCTTGCTAAAATGATGTTTGAGGCAGACTTGGAATACTTTAAAAAACAAATAGGAGAATAATAGTATGAAACATTATAATATGTCAGATCAAGCAGTTGGAGCGGTAATGATGGCTCTCCAGAAAAGTCTTTTGGAGCAAAGCGACATTGTTCCAGTGTTAAAGGGGTTTGAGTTTGTTGCCGCTGCCGAAGAAGAGGGAGCCGAAGCAGAACTCTTTGTCAAAAATCCCCCCCTTGTTAAATTGGGAACAGAAGACCCAGAAGAAACTGAGGGATAATATGCCGACCTATTGTTATCACTGTGAGCAGTGTGACGAGCACTTTGAAGCATTTCACTCTATGAAAAGCATTGAAACTGTATGCCAAATTTGTGGTGCAGAAGGAAGTCTAACAAGGGTGCCTTCTATGCCAACATATTTTAAAAAAAATACTGCTGGCAATATTGTGAAACAACATATTGAAGAAGCAAAAGAACAGCTAAGGGAAGATAAGAAAGAAGCGAGGCAAGAGTACAAATGAGCCTTCTTATTTTTTTCTTAGTGTTATCTGTAACACTTAATTGTGTTTTGCTTTGGTATATCCGAAAAATGCTCGGTAAACTCCTATCAGTGTCTGATAATATGGGCAATTTGGTAGAAGACTTGGCTTCCTACCAAAATCATTTACAGCAGTTATATGAAATGGAAATGTATTATGGCGAGCCAAGCATTAAAAACTTAATAGTTCACTCTAGACAAATTATTGATCATGTAAAAGAATTTAACGATGTTTATAATCTAACAGAAGAAAGGGTGGACCAAATAAATGAAATAGAATTAGACTGATATGGCTAAAAAAAAGAACCTATATTTTACAAAAGTTCATGAAGATGCAATTGTTCAATATGCAAGAACTGATGATATCAAAATAAGAACTGAATTATATATTCAATATATAGAGCCTGCATTCAACGAGATGGTTGATAAGATCATATATACTTACCGATTTACTTCCCTACCAAATATTGAAGTGTTAAAAGATGAATGCAAAATTTGGCTCACAACTATTTTGGATAAATATGACCCAAACAAAGGATCCAAAGCCTTTTCATACTTCTCTGTGATTACTAAAAACTGGTTTATTCACAAAGTTAGAAAAACAAACCAAAGCAATCAAAGAGAAGTTCAAATAGATGATCTTCCAAAAAACATTGATATGACAAAGATAACTGTAGAGCACGAATATGACGCTGCTAGAGAAGACTTTGAATTTTGGAAAAATCTTTGGGAAGAGATTAATCATTGGGAAAAAGCAATTACAATGAAGCCAAACGAAGAAAAGGTGTATGAAGCTGTTCGGATGTTATTGTCTTCTCCCGATTGCATTGAAATATACAATAAAAAAGCCATTTATTTTTATATCAGAGAAATTACAGGTCTTAACACAAAACAAGTTGTCAACAATTTAAATAAAATGAGAGTTAGGTATAGAGTATTTAAAAAGAAATGGGACCGTGGAGAAATATAAATTAGCACTATTTATATTACTATGAAAGACCTAGACTCATACATTGACGAAGCAATTAAGAACATAAGAAGCGACCGAGCTATTACCACAACTCTACTCATGGAGTTGATGGATTATATGAAAAAAGACGACGAACGCAAAGAAAAAGTTGGAACTGTCGCTGCTAAATATGTTGAAACCTTACAAAGATCAAATGAACAACTTGTAAAAGTAAGTGCACTTATTCAAAAGAAAACAGCAGGTTCTGATGAGTTAAGCAGCCAAGACAAGGAGGAGTTGTTTGACTTAATTAAGGAGACAGGCTAATGGCTAGTCCATCAAATTTGCAAACAATATCTGGCACAATTGGGGCTGATGCCTCTTCTACAAGCGATTACATTTATTTAAATGCACAATATGGCACATTAAATCCTCTATTTGATACAAAGTTAAGAGAAAATTTATCTGGCATGGGCATTGGTCCATTAGCTCAAACTGATTTTTTTGGTCAAACAAGGGCAATCATAGGTAGCCAACTAGTACCAGACTTATATAAAGAGAGTGGTCCTTATATTGGAGTTGTGCTAAGAATTGAAGCCACACCAGACAATCCAAACCCTGCTTCATTAACTAAAAACTGGATTCAAAGAGCAGAATTACAAAATGGAAGATCCCAAGCTGATGTTACCCCAATGTTAACAATCAGAGTAAGAATACCCGAACTTCATGTACATTTACCGATTCCAAAAACTTTACCAGAATCAGATAACTCATCGCAATCTTCTTCTGGTCAAAGCTATGGAGAAGTAAATAAAGTTAAGCCTGATGATAATCAAATTATAAAAATGTATCCTTTGTTTTCAAGCACTGATTCTTCAATTGCTTCGCTCACTCCGCAGCTAGGATCACTAGTGTGGGTTGATTTTGTTGATAGAGGTGCGGGTCAAATTGGAGGAATTTACTTAAAGCCGGTCAACTATGAAAGGATGACGATTAACACTGCATATAATCAACAAAATCCAAAAGCGTCTTTTCTAGGTGGAGGCGCAGGAAGCGTACCAACATTACCAGCAGATGGCAACTACATTAACGGAGGTTCACCTTTTTCTTATCAAGCTGGAGATCTACCTCCGGGAACCCCAGCCTCCGTGAGTGCTGTAAGAAATAAAATACCTACATTTAGAACATACAGAGGAAACAATATTGCTGATGACCCAGCTAGAGTTCAAGCTGCACAGTACATTTTTGATAGAATGACTCTGGGTCTCGGGTGGTCAGCTTCATGGTCAGCAGCGGCGATAGTTCAGGCGGGTGGTGAATCTGGAATGAATCCAAATGCTAGGGAGAACAAAAGTCAGCCATATCCAATGTATGGACCGGGCTTTGGACTTTTTCAGATAACAAATAACACTGGTATGGGTGCAGCAAAAAAACTTTCTTTTATAAAAAAAGCTTGCTCATTTTTACCAGATGATATAAAGCAAAAGATAGGGTATACAGATGGTGCAACCATCTTGCCAGATATAGATGGCAGCGGGAACATAGTAGCTAGAGATGTAAGTTATCTTGAAGGTCTTGAGGCAGGCGATGATAGAATGGCCGCAGCAAATCCACCGCCGCCTTTAAGAACTGGAAAGAAAGTAGCAGGATATTACAACGCCTTAGATCCTAGAATAACAATGGACAGATGGGCTCTGACAGTTTTAAGATTTGAAGACCTCCGCAACGCTGCTTATAATCAAGGCTATACAGCAGCGCAAGCGTTTGATAAGCTTCATTGGTCATATCTTGCAGCAGGGTATAAAAATGCATATATAAAAAAGGCAAATCAAGGTGATCAAAAAGCTTTAGAAAGGCTAAAGAGGTTTTCTGCCGGTAATGCAAAAAGACAAAGAAATGGATATAACTGGCTTGGAGAAGCGCTTTGGGGTCCAATTGGAGTCTATGCAGATGAAAGCAATCCGATTGTACTATCTCCGGGTCAGCAATTAAATGTCGGCTCTCAAGTTCCTGTTGTTGCTCAAAATAATTATCCTACTTTGACAAGTAAAGGTGGTAATTTTTATAGCACTAACGGAGGTTTTTTATTACCAGAAAAAAATACTATAGCAGGAATACTAAAACAAAAAGTAGATAAAAATGGAAATTTAATAAGTGAGCCAACAAAAATAGTTAGACAAAATATTGCAACAAAAGTGAAATTGATTAATGATATTGCAATAAAGCCAGACAATTGGCAAACTAATCGTGACTTAAAATCATTAAGAAGAAACAGTGTTAGAGTATATTCTTATGGAGAAATATCCGATTACGCAGATAATTTAGTTAATGTTCCTTCTGTTTTAAATGGTAGAAAGCAGAAACTTCACATTTTAGCAGCAAAAAGAATTGAATCATTAAATTTTGCATGGCTTAAATTTTTAGATAATTCTGTCATAACAAAAGATGAACTGTCAACTAATAACATATCAGGTATATTTAGAGTGTCAAGAGGGTGGAAAAATCATAAATATAGAAATGATTATGATTATTATTTACAAAAAATAGAATCTTCTTTAGGTCCAGTTGATAGTTTCCACAGCTCATTTGAAACTGGTTTGGTATTCCAGTTTGGCAATAATGGCATGCAAGAAGATAATGACAATTTTTATGATCTATTATCTTGGAACTGGCTGTTGGAAAACGCATATTTGTTTGGAATATATCCAAGCGATATTGGACCGTATGTTTGGGAAGTTCAAGTTCCAAGACTTAATTGGTTTAATGGAACAGAATTCGTTTCTTCAAAATCAGGCGTCATTAAAAATGGAGTTAGATACAATTATGCTGTTTATGTTTTAGAGGAAAGTGTAGAAACCGGTCGCAAAACCTCTGATAAAGTGTTTATGAGTGAGCAATTTAAATAGGAGAAATCTATGTCTAGATGTGATATAAAAAAACCGAGTGATTTATCAAATGTTGCTCCTCAAACAAAGATAAAGATACAAAATGCAACAATAAAAGAAAGAGCGTCTTTAGAGGGCATCGGATGCGATAGAAAGATTGAGGCACTTCCAAACTATAGAAAAGCCCCATGCGAAACTGTCGCAGCGAAAGGTCAAAATAATTCGGAAATAGTTATGGGCAGGGACCGACCCGCTGGTCTTTTATCTGGATATGGAGGTAGAGGAGACGCACAAGCTGGCTCAATTGATATAGTTGTTGGAAGAAAATCTAGCGAAATTTTTGAAACGGATGAAAACGGAGAAAAAGTTTATATAGACCCAGACTTTGAAAAAGATGCAGCAAGAATTCACATTAGTCAAAAAACAGACATTGATAGTAATTTTAATTTAGTAGATGGAAACGTAGGAAATTCAGTGGCTAGATCTGGAATTGGAATAAAAGCTGACAGTGTTAGGATTATAGGAAGAGAAGGAATTAAGTTAGTAACCTTAACAGAAGATCAAAACTCTTTAGGCGGAGCACTAGTTCAGATAAAAGGAATTGATTTAATAGCTGGTAACGATGACAAGGATTTGCAGCCTATGGTAAAAGGAAATGATCTTCTTTCTATACTAAATCATATGATGAAGAGATTATCAAGTTTAAACTCTTTAGTAAATTCTTTAGCTACGAAGCAAGTAGCATTAGATGCAGCAATGGCGGCTCATACTCATATAATAGCACCAACTATTCCACCCATCGCCGTCCCGTCAATAGAGGCAGCAGTGGCTTGCACAGTTGATGCAACACAAATGGCTATTATGGATTTTCCTTCTCACATAAATAACCTTGTTAATATTAAAACAAGTCAACTAGACCACTTAAAAGCTGGTGGATCTAATTTTATAATAAGCAAATATAATAGGACTAACTAAGCATTGGTAGTATAAAATGGCAGAAATTACACATATCGTTACAACAGGAGATGGATATATTTCATCAAAAACACAACTCATACCAATGAGAGTTAAGCCTAATAATTCATCTGGTATAGTAGAAAAACTAACGCCAACTTCAGGCGTATCTTTACTAAGAGAATGGGTTACAGGAAATAATAAATGGGCTTATGTTGCAACTTTAGATGAAGATGAGAACCCTAAAAATTATGGGTTTATTTTATCAAAATTTATAGAGCCTACTTTTAATTATAAAGATTTAATACTTCAAAAATCACCGATAGAACTGCAAAAAATGTCTCCACTTGGAGTAGTTTTAAAGCCAGATTGGTGGACATTAGACAATCCATACTATGATGCACAAGTAGGTAATTATTGGGTATGTGCTAAATTACCAGAGGCATGTGTCCAAGGTGGCGAAAATTTACAAAAAAACAAAGAAGATGCAAAGAAAATCGCTACAGATCAATTGTTTGAATATTTGGGAATTCAAGCTACAGATTCAGAAAAGCAGCAATTCTTAAATGGATATTTGAGTTGTAAAGTTTTAGATTTGTATCTCCCGTCTAGACCAAATTCAAAATTAAGAATGTGGGTTATATTTCCAGCGACTTACGTTCAGTATATTTTAGATAATGATGTAGCAGAACCAAAAGATGATGAAGATGTCACAACTTTAATATTGAATTATAGTGAGTTAGAAATACAAATTCCCATTAGTTCTCTTGATGCTAACGAAAAAAAGTTATCAAATTGTTTGAAAAGCAAATACATCTCTTATCTAAAAGAAGATTATCTGATAAAAGGATTTGATTTTCAAAAAGCAAACAAGTCGCTGTCAGATGCATACTCAAAAATTAGATTTTTATTAAAAGAAAATGATATACCAGTATCTGATGTGGTTCAATTAAATAAGCCTGCACAATCAACAGACTCTTTGGGGTTTATAAATATAAGATTTGGCCCAGATTATATTCCAATAAGTGCTTATTACTCAGGAGAGATAACTGATGGGGTAGTGGGATTAGAAAAGGGATTTAGCGATTTTAAAAACAGCTATCCGTTTAATAGTCCAAGAGTGGGTTTAATGTTTTTAAAACAAAGAGAAATGTGTGTTCCCTCACTAACTGTAAAAGATTTTATAGAAATTTTTGTTATTGATCCCAAGCCAACTATAGAATATAGATCAAAAAATCAAGCAGTAAGCACAAAAGTTAAAAAAATTAGTCAGTCTGGTGATATAGATTTTGATATTTCATTTGATTTTGAATTTATTCTAAAAAAGACTTTATTTGATTTAGATACGTATTTTGGATCATCAGCATATGATAAAGCGTTTGACTTTTCTTTTGGATCGCTTTTCGGGGGATCACTAGATTTCTTAGATCCAAATATAAATCTTGGTAACTTAAATTTAGGAGATTATGACGCAGATTTTGCATTTAGGCTTTTAGGAGCAGGATTTAGAGATTCTTTTGAAATTAAAACAGGAGATAAATTTTCGGACGCTGACTGGCTTAATTCATTAAGGTGGAAATTAGGGCTAGGTGGTCTTGATAAGTTGTGGAATATCATATTACGACACATAGAAATAGACAGACTTGTAGATTTGATTGGAAAAGATTATTTTTCATCGTTTTCTTTAGATTTAGGAAGCATATCGGCACCCAGCTTTGGCAACATTGATTTTGATGCACAAGGCTTTGATATAAGTGATTTTAGCTTAGAAGAACTAAGAAATTTTACTATAGGTCAATCTGGTTTTGACTCTGGAAACTTTTCATTTTCAGGCGGGTCGTATCCAAGCATTGGGAATTTATCTTTAGAAGCTCCAAACAGTTCATTTGATTTTGATTTTGACATACCCTCTTTTACCACAGAAATACCAACTTTTGACATGCTTGAAGGTATAGGTAACATAATTGTTTGGTTATTAGAAAGAATTTTATCTCACTTAATTTTAAATGCGATCATATATCTCATAGAACAATTGATAGCAAAAATTCAAGGCAGGTCTTTAAAAGGCTGTGGTGATACCTTGGCTGATTCTAAAATATCAATTGATAATACAATAGTAAAAGATTATGGAGGATCAAATACAAATGATATGATAAAAGATTCAATCGGTATATTTGACGATATCGTTTATGAATCATCTTTAGCAGTCATATTTAGTTCTTGTGGAGTACCTGTACTATCCGATGAAGAGGTCTTAACAGAGGATGTATTGTATGTTTCTAAAACAAGTGCAGTGCAATATTTAGATGCAGTTTCAAACATGACAACGCCAACAGAGTTGTTGAGTTTATATCGTGGTAGTTCTTCAAGAGATCTTTTAAAAGAAATTTTAATGTTAACTAAAGAGTCCTATCCAAATGTGCATTTTTATCTCAATAACACAACAAAAGTAGAAACATTCTTTGCATGCATAGGAGATAATATTTCTGAAAAAGTAATAGACCAAACTCAACAAGACATCACACAGACATACAAAAATCCAGAAGTATGTGTAGACATTGCTCAAGAACTCTATGAGCAAATGAAGATGAAGTGTCCATCTGATATTATTATTGAAAAAACATTTTATTATGAACTAAAAAGCAAAGTTGATAAAATGAAAAATATGGTCAACGCTCTTGAAATATCCAAGGGAGCAAATACAACAACTCCAAATATTTTTGATTCTGATGGAGACTCTGGACTAATATCAACAGCCAACTTGAAAGCAAAAAATCAAGATTTTTTCATGGAAAGGGTATCAGAAACGTTACTTAGTCCATCAAGGGCCTTTTTAACAACTGAAAGTATGCAGTATTATTTAAAGCTTGGAGAAAGGTTTGACAAATTAGTAAACGAAGTATTGTCAAAAGAAAATCTTGTTTTTAGTAATACATCAGGAAATTTGTATATGTACGGCACCCAGTTTGGCGAATACGAACTGCCAAAGATGATATTGACCCCTGATGGAGAAATAGGCATTACAGATCTAATAGTTAACTATACAGAGTTAGATACTGCTGTAATTGAGGCTTATCCCACTCCAGAGTCTGTGATTGAAATAATTAATCAAACAGAACCTTCAAAAACTGTGCAATCATCAAACGGTTTAACTCAGCAGCAAAGAATTTTATATGGTACAGTGTGGAATTACCAAAAACAATATGCCCCAGAGGATGATATATACGTCACGGACGAGGGAGAAGATGGTCTCACATTTTCGGTCATTGAATCGGATGCGATTAAAATTCCCTCACTTCCATCTAAACTCTATGGTTTAGTGCAAGAGTTGACCGGATTCAACGAGTTAGAGGACAAATTTTATTCTTTAATTTTTAAAACAATTTTGGAAAATATTGCCAAAAGAATTGCTTCCTCGTGGACAGCAGATCAAACTGAGTTGCAGCAATATTCTAATACTTTATCATCTGGAGTGAATCAAATTATCAATTATGATGCCATAAAGCAAAAAATATCAGATAGTTACAATATAGGTGATTATGAAAACCCCAATGATGAACAGATAGGACCTAAACAGTATGGAATGTTAATTGGTGTTTTAGAGGCGCATGCGAGAGTTTATGTCTTAGAATATTTCTTGAGATCTACAATATATTATTCAAAGTTTGAATACCCAATAAAAAATAATAATTTTTATGAAATATCAAAAAAATATATAAAAACAATGTTAAAAACAGATAGCGGACCTGAACTAGCCAAGTTAACAACAGTATATAATCAGGTCTTTGATTATATCACTGGTAAAAGTGATATAGAAATTACAGGATATACAGGTGAAGATAGGGGAATAGATTATTACATAGATAGTAATTTTTATGATGTTTACAATAGGTTTTTAAACGTAATTAAATCTGTTCCAAATCCTAAAATTGCATCTGAATTAGACGGAGTATTTTTGTATCCACTTGGGTCTCTTCCTGTACATAGCTACGCTGGTCAAGGATATATTAATGAAAGATTTGAAGGCAAAGAGCTTAATTCTGTTGGTGTAAACCCAACCTCAGAATACAGCCTTTTTGGAGAAGATAGCTATAAATATTTCAGAAGAGGGATATTTTTTACTCAAAACTATGTTAAAGTTACAAGTTTTTCTGAAAATCAATCAAAATATAATGAAAACTGGGAATCAAGAGATAATTCCTTTAGAGGTGTTGCTAATTTAGAAAACATAAGAATAATATTACTTAAAGCGCTTCAAGACAACATTTTTTCAGAAGATACTCCGCTTTCTGATGTGTTTAGCAGCATTAAGATAGGGTCTAGAATGTGTTACGGAATTGCATATTGGCCCGATGACCCAATGCATAGTAAAGATTCTACAATAAAAGATTTTTGTGAAACTTTGTTTGATCAATATCCTCTGGAACAGATTGGAGATGTAAAGCCTATCTTTACATTAGCTAGATATATAACTATGAGCCTTGACAAGTCTATTATTTGTCTAGACGGTCAGCTACCGTCGTTTAAAAGAATCTTAGGAGACCAATTCCCAACTTATGAGCAAGCTAAAGAAAATGGAATAGATTTGGGGTCTAACGCTGAGATTCTTCCACAAGATGTGTATACTTCTGACGGAACGTTTTCAGTAGTCATTCCGATGTTTAATAGAGAACAAGAAATAGATAAAGACCTTACAATCGCTCAATTTTTAAATATTTCTGATTTGGTCAGCCAAGATCTTGGTATTCTTAAAGAGCAATATGACATTTTAAGAAATGAACTAATTAATAGTGATGAATACGAGTCACTAAGAAAGATATGTTTTCCACTAGAAAATATGTTACACTTTAGCTCATTTTCTGCAATGCAATATTACACCGCTGAAAACGCAGAGGTTATAACAGCCCTGAATGAAACAAAAGCAGCGCTAGAAAGAGCGGCAACAATTGTATTCAACAGTAAGAGGTTTGATTACACAGGAGAATAGAAAAATGCCAACTAATACATATGCTCCACGATTACCACTATCTTTAGATTCAGACTACGGCTATGAAATGCTAAAGTCTATTAAAGAAGTTGCAAAGCAAAATTTAAAATGTTTAGTACTGACATCTCCCGGAGAAAGAATGATGGATCCGCTATTTGGAGTTGGCATCAAAAGGTATATCTTTGAAAATATAACACCAGCAGTCAGACTAGAAATGGATTTTAGTATTAAGCAACAAGTCTCTACATATATGCCATTTATACAAATTAGAAAAATATTGATTGAAAATGGAGATGATTTTACGCCTGCTGACTACAATAAGCTATTTATATCAATAAGCTATACAATAAATTCTAGAGGAATATCCGATTCTCTTAAGATAAACTTGAAGAATAATCAATAATAAACTAATTAATTTAAGGAGTTAGTAAGTTGCCATTTGAGAATAAAGATATAGTTCCTATCAATTATACCAGTAGAGATTTTGAGTCTATCAAAAGAGACTTAATTAATCATGTAAAAAGATATTATCCAAACGTATATAAAGACTTCAATGAAGCATCGTTTGGATCAATCATGTTAGACACTGTTTCATATGTTGGAGACATTTTATCTTTTTACATGGATTACAATGTAAACGAGTCTTTCCTAGAAACTGCAATAGAAAGCAATAATATCATAAAATTAGCTAGACAAATGGGTTATAAATACAAAGGATACCCAGTTGCTAGTGGCATAGTGACACTTTATATTGTTGTTCCTGCAAATTCTACAGGAGTTCAGCCTGATTTAAGATATGCTCCAATATTAAAGAAGGGAACAGTATTCGGATCTTCCGGAAACCAAGCGTCTTACACATTAAATGAAGATGTGGATTTTTCTTTAGCTAGTAATGAGGTTGTGGTATCAAATGTTGATCCAACTACTGGAGTTCCAACTGCGTATGCGATTAAAGCATATGGTCAGGTTGTTTCTGGTCAAATAAAAAGAAAAACTGTTGAAGTCGGAGACTTTCAAAGATTTAGAAAAATTGGAATAGCAGACACAAACATATCTGAAATAGTATCGGTTTTTGATACAAACGGAAATCAATATTACGAAGTAGATTATTTAACACAAGATACAATTTATGTGCCAATTGTAAATAAAGGTGCTGACAGCGATAGAGTAAAATCAATTCTAAAACCAAAAAGAGTTCCAAGAAGATTTGTCTTTGAACAATTAAGTAATCAATTTTATCTTCAATTTGGATACGGATCTGAGGCTAATTTAACAAACGAAATTATCAGTGACCCTAGCAAAGTAATATTAAATGTTAATGGAAAAGATTATGTTGTTGATGAAAGTTTTGATCCAACAAACTTGATTGAAACAGAAAAGATGGGTATTTCACCGACTAATACGACTCTAACTATTGAATACCGAGTTAATACTACAAATAATACAAACATTGGAGCCCGAAGTTTAACTTCTGTATCTGATCAGCGTTATAGTTTTGCTAATATAGACACGTTGGCCCAACAATCTGTTAGAAATGTTATAAATTCTTTAGAGTTTGAAAATGAAAATCCAATTATTGGCGCTGTTTCTACTCCTAGTGTTCAAGAATTAAAATATAGAGCATATGGAGCATTTACATCTCAAAATAGAGCAGTAACATCAAGTGATTATAAATCTGTAATTTACAATATGCCTCCGAAGTTTGGAGCAGTTAAAAGATGTAATATTGTACAAGATGAGGATTCTTTCAAAAGAAATCTTAATTTATATATTGTTTCTGAAGATGCAGAAGGAAATTTGACAGAAGCAACAAGTACTTTGAAGAAAAATTTAAAAAATTACTTATCAAGATATAAAATGATAAATGACACAATTGATATTCTTGATGGAAGAGTTGTAAATATCGGAATAAAAATTGACATCATTGCAGATGAAGAGAAAAACAAGTTTGAGGTTTTGCAAAATTCAATTGATGCATTGAAGTCAGAAATATTAAATACAAAATATGATATAGGTCAACCTATAAGAATTAGTGATATGTTTAAAACTTTAAAAGATGTAGATGGCTTGCTGGATGTTATATCTGTAAAAATAGATAGAAAAACTGGTTCGCTGTATTCTACAACATCTTATGATATAAAAGCAAACACTTCTCCAGATGGTAGGCTTCTGTTGGGTAGAGACGATGTAGTTTTTGAAGTGAAATACCCAGACTCAGACATTGTAGGAACTGTTAGATAATGGCAATCTATAGATACACAGCTAGTGCTGACAATACAATTACAAATGCTTTTAGATCAAATTTAGTTGGCAGAGGCACAGGCTCTAATATGGGTGCAGCCGATATTCTTGAAGCTTTTTATATAGTGGGGCAAACATCTGGATCTTCAGGTCTGTCATCAGAAAAATCAAGAATATTAATTAATTTTCCTTTTGATGGTATTGAGTCTGATCGCAGTGCTAGTGTGCCAACAATTCCTGAAAGTGGCTCAGTTTCATGGTACTTAAAATTGTATAATGCTAGGCATGCATCTACGCTACCAAAAAAGTTTCATATTGTCGTCCAGCCAATATCAGCTTCTTGGCAAGAGGGAAGCGGCTTGGATATGGATGAATACACAGATCAGACCTATGATAGAATTGACGGATCAAATTGGATTATGTCTTCTTTGGGCACTCAGTGGACCGAAGAAGGCGGAGACTTTATTGATGAGCCACAAAATAAATATGTGAAAAGTCAATACTTTGAAGACGGAACAGAGAGCTTAGAGATTAATGTTACTGAAATGGTGGAAAGGTTTCTTCATGGATCTGGCTCAGGTCTAGCTAGGTATGGATTTGGAATCAAATTGTCGGGAAGTTTTGAAACAGGTTCTCAATCATATTACACAAAAAAGTTTTTTTCTAGATCAAGTGAATTTTTCTTTAAGAGGCCAGTGCTTGAAGCTAGATGGGATTCTTCCAAAAAAGATGATGCAGGAAATTTTTATCTTAGCAGTGCTTTAGCGCCAGCAGAGGACAATATAAACACGCTATATTTGTACAACTACATTAAGGGTCAACTGAAAGACATACCTACACTAGACTTTAAAGACACCATCTTTGTAAGTCTTTATTCTGGATCTGCACTAAACGTAACACCAACAGGTGACCCAATTAAGCTTGCAATTGGAGGGGGGATCACCGCAGACGGTCATCAAACTGCATCTGTCGGGGGTAAATACGAAACAGGTATATACACAGCAAGTGTGGTATTTCCAGCAGTGAGTTCTTCAATTACAACTGTTTTTCCGGTATGGAATTCTGGAAGTCAAGGAGCTATTCAATATCATACTGGGAGTGCAATTGAAGTATATTCTTTTAATGCTTCCAACTCTAATCCAAGCCCAGAATATGTTAATAAAATTACAAACTTAAAACAAGTATACTCTAGATCCGAAAATGCAACATTTAGATTATATGTCAGAGAGAAGGGATGGAGTCCTACAATTTATACTGTTGCTAATGCAGAAATAGAAAATAAAATAATTGAAAATGCTTACTATAAAGTATTTAGAATTGTAGATGATTTAGAAGTAATACCATATGGCACAGGCTCTGCATCCTCTCCACAATCTGATGGAAGCGATGAGTCATACACCAGAATGTCATATGATAAAGAGGGTAATTATTTTAATTTAAATATTGACCTGTTAGAAAGCGGATATGCTTACGGGATCAAGTTGGCATATTACAAAAACGGAAGTTATCAAGAACAATCAGAGATTTTTAAGTTTAAGGTTGAAGATTAATGGCAAAATACGGTGACAAAAGCAACAGTCTAAGTTCGCTTTTTGGAAAATCAAATCCACAAGCAACAAAGAGTAGCAAGTTTATATCTTCTGCAAGCTTAGACTCTTTGGGCAACCAAATAGAGTCTGCTGGATATGTTCGTGCAGAACTAGAAAACAAAGAGCGCCTCGTTCCAACAATTGATTTTTCAAGACCAGCAAACTTTGCAAAATATGGCTCTGCTGAACAATACTATAAAACATCTATTGAAAGAATTTACAAAGCCTATCCATATGATGGATCAAAGAAAGAAAAGATTCAATGGTCTCTTTCTTCGTCTTATCTAGACAACTATATTTTTGAAAATGAGTATCCAAGAACAAATGGCTTTGTTATGTTTGAAAGACTACCCACTGGTTTCCCCGCTGACTCATTTACATTCCCCGCTGCTGCAACTGGAGAAAATTATACACTTGCTATAAGCCCACAATACATTTATGTCAAAGGTGGTCCCAATAAGGCATCTTTACCAATATATGACCAAGAATTAAATAAAGCGACAGATTTCAAAAATGCAGAGCACAAAGCAAATTTCTATGATACTGCCAACAATAGAGAAAAGAATATTACTATTAATGGTGAAACAGGAAATACTATAGAGCTTTGGTTTAACGCACACGAGCAAAGTAATACAACACGGTGCTTTTTTGATGTTTGGAATAATGATGGGACAAGCAATACGCAAATTGCCAGCGCAAGTTACGGTCGTATAATTCTAGAGTCTAGAGTAAATCTTCTCGGGCAACCGTTAGACAGTGCTCTTTTGCACTTCACATATATGTCTGGTACATCTGGTGGGGCACAAAGAGTGCCCATTTTCTCTTTGTCGGATATATCTTTTTCAACAGATACTTGGAATCACTATGCCATTACAGTTAAAAATAGTGGAGATGAAACCGCAGATAAAGGTCTGCGAATCAAAACATTCCTCAATGGTAATTTAGTAGACAATATTTTAACAGGCTCATCTGTAGCGGAAGTTACAGGATCCCCTCTTGGTGGAATTAATGCGAATATTAATGCTTATCTGAATTATCCCACAGAGGATATCAAAGGTGCTGCACTAGCGCAATCTCCATCAATAACAAATTTTAATGGCTTTGCAAATAACAGTGGATCTATAGATGAATTTAGATTTTGGAAAACAGCTAGAACAGAAAAGCAAATAGGTGATAACTGGTTTACTCAAGTTGGAGCAGGTACAAACACAGATACATCTAATACAGATTTGGGATTTTACTTTAAATTTAATGAGGGAAAAACAGGTGATAGCAATTTAGACCAAACTATATTAGATTACTCAGGTCGTGTATCAAATGGTTTGTATGTAAACTACGACTCAGACAAAAGACAAACTGGGTCTGCCATGGTAATTTCAAATGCGGCAGAAAGAGAGTTTAAAGATCCAATATTGTATCCTTCGCACCCACTAGTTTCATCCTACAAAGAAGAGGCAATGAAAAAAGGAGAAGAATGGGACTACAGAAACCCAGCCTTCTTGTTTAATACGTTGCCGCAGTGGATTCAAGACGAAGACTCTAATTCTGGGAGAGATACAACTCTAGCTTTAACACAGATAATTTCTAGCTATTTTGACACTTTGCATTTGCAAATTCAAGAAATTCCAAAAATAAAAACAAACAGATATCTTAGCAGTAGTATGGACACAACTGTAAAGCCCATACCATTTTCCTCTAAGTTGTTAAAAAACGCAGGATTTGTGACACCAGAAATATTTGCAGATACAGACGTAATTTCTGCATTGGCACACAGAGATGATCACAGAGAGTATGAAAAGAAGTTATATGATGTCAAAAACTATATCTATCAAAACATTTATAATAATTTATCATTTATAAATAAATCAAAAGGTACACAAAAAGCAATAAGAAACCTCATAAGGTGCTTCGGTGTTGATGATGAAATTTATAAGATCAATATGTATGCGGATAATGCAGAGTATACATTGACAAATAATTTTGTTGATAAATCAGTTAGAAAAACATACGCTGACTTTAATGATGTTACAAGAAATGCATCTACCGTATACTCTTTTAAGAACAGCAGTGAGCCTGATAATTTTGGATTTATAACAGGAAGTACTAATACTTCTTCTGGTTTTGATAGTGAATTAGCTATGACAGTAGAGGCCGAGGTTATTCTTCCCAAAAAACCCGAACTTGGAACAAATAGTGGCGCAAACAAATATTTTCCATACGTTTCTTCTTCTCTATTTGGTATGCACTCAGCAAAAGCTGATCCCGGATCTGATGACCAGCAGGTTATGACTTGGGATGCAAATGATTACGCAAACTTTCAAGTATATGCAGTAGCAGCTACTGCTGCACGAGATGAGCAACAGTCTAGAAGTGTTCAATTTGTATTAAAAAGCTATAATGATGTCATCCCTTTAATGGCTAGTGAATTTTATTTGGATCAATATCAAGATACAAAATGGAATTTTGCAGTAAGAGTTAAGCCAAAAGGATATCCATATGCAGGGAGTGAGATAACAGGATCAACTGGAAAAGAATATGACGTAGAGTTTGAAGGGGTTAGCGCAATATCTGACATTGTAATTAATTCATTTAAGATTACCGGCAGCATAACAAATACAGCAGGTTTAAGATTTCTAACACAGAAAAAAAGGATGTATGCAGGCGCACATAGAACAAACTTTACAGGATCACTTAGAGAAAGATCTGATGTGTTAGTTTCCTCATGTAGATATTGGGCTGACGAAATTACAAGTGATGAATTAAAATTCCACGCAATTGATCCATCTAGTGTAGGCGTAAATAACCCAGAAAAAAATGCATACCTATTTGCCACAAGATATTATCAAAATATTGAGGTGCCAAGAATAAAAACTTTGCTTTTAAACTGGGACTTTAACAACGTTACTGGGTCTGATGCCAGTGGTAGGTTTGTTGTACAAGATAGAAGCTATACTATTAACCAAGATGACAATTATCAACTTTGGGGTTTAGATCAGAAAAATCTTTTAGAATCTAATCACGATGCAAGAGGAGATTTCTTCGTAGAAAATAGCACAGATTCTGTATTAAATGACTTCTTGCCGTCTTATAAACAACAGTTGCCAGAAAATATCAATGATTCTAATATGATAACAATAGCAGAAACAGATGATTTGGCGTTTACAAAAAATACACTTCCAATTAAATTTTCTTTTGGGCTAGAAAAAAGTATGTACCAAACCATCTCTGAAGAGATGATCAATTTTTTCTATGCATCAAAAGAGGCAAGCGCTCTAGAGAACTTAATTGGAGATCCTGTCAATAGATATAGGATTAGTTACAAAGGTTTAGAAAAGTTTAGAAATTTATTTTTCAACACTGTCGGCAATACTCCTGATTTAGAGAAGTATTTAAATTTTTATAAATGGCTTGACGAGTCTGTTTCTCAAATGGTGGCGGAATTGGTACCAGTTTCTGCAAAATTAACTGGTGTGACCAATGTTGTTGAAAGCCACATGCTTGATCGTGCTGGCAAGTATCAAACAAAGTTCCCAACTGTTGAAAGTAAGGTCGGAGTCTTAGAAGATGCTGCCAGAGGCATTAATGAAATGCTTTATGATTGGGAATTTGGTCACGCTCCAATTTCTGGAAAACAGCAAGATAATTGTTTGTGGTGGAAAAAGAGAGCGATAAGAACTACTGATGGCTTATGGTCTGGAGACGACAATGTAGACAACGACAGGAAGTTTATACACTCTGCATCTGTTCAAGTTTTGAATAGAAAGCTTGACACTACAATCAGATTAAAAGCAGACAATATGGGTCTTAGGCAATCATTAAACAAGAGACAGTTTATTTTTGCTGAAACTCCCCCTGTTACAGATGAAAATATAAAATTTAATACTTCAACTTTTAGCAAGCCTGTAACATGCAATGACACGACAAAGATAAATCCTCAATTTAAATTCAAACCACAGTTTAAAATTGAGCCCGGAGCAGAAGAAGGTTCTTCATATTTGGGAAGAATGAACTCCCCGGTTACTTTTTATAGTTCCTCTATAGGTGATCAAAATACCGATCCAACAGGATACTTTAAAACCAGCCAACACCTTCTTGATTATTACTCAGAGACAAAAGATGTCCCTGCTCAAGGTCCATTTACACAAGCTCATGTGGGCGGATATCAATATAGACATTCTGGTTTAAACGCTGGAGTTGCACCCGGATATGGTGGGAGAAGAGAAGGTTGGCATACAACGACATCTACTGTTGGTGGATCCACATATTTTGTTATTTATAATCCAAGTAGTATAAACTCTGCACATCCTAGAGCTGGTTACTCTAGAGATCTTATTGCTAAAAGTTCTGTTAACATTAAAAATATAAAAACCATAACTAGCTCTAATGATCCCGGTTCTGGAATTACAGATGACACTGGGGCAACTATTCCTTTAGGAAACTACACTCATGATTATGAAATTGTTCAAATACCGGGAAGGTCTATAAATAACAAATATTTCATTGAAAACTCAGGAATAGGAACTGGGTCTACAGAATCAACATTTGTAAGCGGATTATACGACAGAACAATCCCAGACCGTGGAAAAAACAAGTACGTTTTTGTTAATAAATTCTCCGCTCCCGGAGGACCAGAAACAATGGGTGCTGGATATCTGGATGTAGAATCAGAAAGTTTTTCTGTCTATAATGCTTTGCCATTTAGAAACTTATCTGTCCGCTCTCCTCTTAGAAGCTTATTGACTAAACACGCAGCATTTGGAGGGTATGATAGCGAATTTGGACAACCTTCGGCTTCTTTTCACAAAACTCCTAGAAATGGAGCGAAAAAATTAAATATTAATGGCAAACCTGATATTGGGTCACACGATGGATTGGGATTAGATGTCGTTACATCATCTGTGTTTGATAATGCTTTTGTTCAACATATGATACCAAGAAGCGACATGCAGTACTCGTGGATAACAGCGTCTGCCATATCGTCTATTTTTGGATATGAGCAACCAAATGGATCAAATGCTTCTTTGGCATCAACAGACATTACTTTTGTTAGTGCAAGTGATTTTGGTACCTTTATAGATACATCGGTATTGCCAAGTGGCAAGCCCGTGCTTGGTCGCCCACAAGACCAAGCAGGAGCAAATTTTTACCCCCAGCCGTTTGTTCCTTTTAATAATTTTGCTTTTCCTGATCCATCTCAAATAAGTGAAAATACAATTTCTTTAAATTTTAATACAGATTTTGTAGGAGCAACACTTGTTAACGGGGCTGTCGGAGGCGCAGTCCCACCTCAAGGATTAAATTTGCAACTATTGGCAAATAATGGCGCAGGTGGATTTTCTTCTTGGAAGCAACTTAGGCAAGGTGATAATCCTATTGTTAAAGACATGAGAAGAAACAACAGACTCTCATTTGTTAGAACACAAGATACATTAACCACAGAGACAGTTTTTAATATAATATTAAACAAAAATATAACGATATCAAGAAATGTAGAAGAAGAAAAATTATTTTCTTATACAGAGCCAATGGTAAGTTCTAAATATAAGCCTTTGTATCATAGGATTAATATGTGGAACTACGATTCTGAAAATGGTTTTGGAGGTCCGCAAGTTGTTCTGGAAAGTAGTTATGGAAATAATTTAGCATACTTTACTATGACGAATACTCTTGGAGTTGCAGGTGTTTTTGATAGTCTTACAAAAACAATAGGGTTTCAGCCATTAGAACTACCAAAACAGGTCTATGATGACTTAAAAAGAATATACATCAATAATGAATTAGATGGACCTAAAGCAGGTTCAAACCCAATTAGACAAGTTGGACAGTTTAAATATAGAGAAACAGTATATCCAAAAGAATCTTTTACATTTTTGGCAAAAACAAGAATGCGTGAAAATTATGATGAGGCCAGCGGATCCGCAGATTTTAATAGATCATTAGGAAAAGCGAGAACTTTTTGGAAAGATTACTCTACAAATAGATTGAGATCTATAGGTATTGCAAAAAATTCAATGGGGATTATAATTGACGGTGGTTCATTTAGAGAAACTTCTTATGAAGGCGTTCTTGATTTAAGTTGTTGGCCTCTTGATGCACATTATCCGATGGTTGATATTGCGCCAACAGGAGCAGGTGGAACTTTACAGGGCGCAACAGAAGATGGACAAGGGGAGGGGTCGTATAGGTTACCAACAGATATTAATCTTAGGACTCTAAATGGAGAGTTGTCATACAATAACTGGATTTACAACCTTTATAGAGTACCAATTCAGGGACATGCAGCTTCTGAGCCATCAACTTTGGGTGGCACATCACCAACCACTGCATCTTTAAGTTACGAATATCCAAACTTTGCATTGTCTGGAAATGACCCTAATCAAACAAGTTTGCCTTACACTCTTTCGCACTTAGGTCTTGTTCCTAATTGGACAGCAAACTTAACTTCTAGTAGAAATCCTTGGTTTAATTCATATGATGAATACTCAAACGACATTAGAAGAATTGGGAAAGACTATACTGTAATTCCAGAGTTTAGAATAACAGATCACATGGATTACTACCTCAAAGAAGGAAATGGATTTAAATCTAAAAATAGTAAATACTTAGATCTAATTGGTTCTAGTACCTCAAATACATCAAGTGCAACTTCAGAGGATTCTACATCGTTAAATGAAGAATTCTATAGAATATATTCGCACTCTGACTTCATGAAGCACTTTGAAGTTCTTAGAACAGATCACGTAAGCACACCTGTGTCAACAGATAATAATGTGTTAGTACCCGCTAGAATAAAGATTAGTTGTAAAGGAATTAAAAAGTTACTTCCATATCAAGGATTCTATCCGGTAACTAGAACCGTTCAGCTTGGACAAATGTTTTCCGCTTCATATGCGGAAAATTTAACAGGGAGTTACGATACAAAGTCAAGCATTGATGGGGATCAAGAAAGGCAGCAACTATCATCTTTAATACAACCCTTCTTTGCCCCCGGAATTATGTTTAATACCATAAAATCTGGTATAGCAGTTGACTGGCCTGTGATCACTGGATCAATTGAGAGCAAAAATCCCCTTGATATATCAACTGGATCTGCTTCTATTTATGGATATCGTGCTGCTGGCATGTGTAATTTTGATCCTGACTGGAGAATGCCATTTGATGCAGTGCTAAGTCCAAACAAATTTCTTCCAAAATTCAAAGCAGAAAACTTTTCTCTTGCGCTAGAAGACAAGCCGAAGCCATTTATATATCACATGTGGCCAAATTATTCCAATGCAAGCTTGCAACAAAGCAATCAGGCAAAAAGATTCACACGAAAATTAGGGGAGGAATACAAAACATGGTATCAGGATGCTGGTTACGATAGACCTACACCAAACTTTGCATGGAAAGGCGATTATGACAACAAATATAATTTAGCGATGCATAACTTTTTGGCAGAAACTGTTGACTTTTTCTTAGAAAATCAAAAAGTAACCTCTTTTGTTTCAAAGCAAGAGAAGGATTTTAAAACAATGGTATCTGGCACGATATACACAATGGATGTAGTCCTTAGAAAAACAGACAATTTTAAAATGTATGAGGGTCCTGAAAATGTATACAAGGTGTCTTCTTTTGCAACATCATCAAACATACAGCACACCTCATCTGTTTCAGTTAGAGGAATGCACTACGGACCAAATTTTGCATCAAGAAAGCTAGAAGATCAAATGCATACAGAGCAGATATCTATTTTGCAACAGATGGAAGACCCAAGTCCAGCGCCGTATACTCCTCCATATTTTTATGGTACTTCTGTAGCAAGAATAAAATTCAGACCTCATGCTTTAAGAGAAAATATGGGCATTGGTGAAGCAGACAAATTCACCTTATCAGAAATATTTTCCGCAGCAGAGATAGAAACAAAATATTTTAATGAAAATGAAAATTCAAATAACGTTTTTGCTGGCTCTCAAGCATCGCAAGTAAATACAGCCTCTGCTGCATTCAAAAATCAAATGAGCGTAGCATCGTCTGTCAATTTGTTCAATAGAACAGGAATTAAATTTAATTCATACGAGCCAGTTGTTGGTGCTGGTGGGGATATAACTTATCTAAAAAAAGCAGTGACTAGTGCACAAGACAGTAATCAGGATGTATGGGTTATTGAATCTAAATTTGAATGTCCGACTTTAGATTACAGTGACCATGATATCTCTGTTGGATCAATTATCAATGCTGTAGCAGAAGAGAGAGATGCAACCACTGGTCCGTGGAGAACGTTTGGTAAAATACCTGAAGTTAAAGAGGGTATCTTTATGGAAATTCGTGAATCATACCCACAGGCTTCGGAGGCAACCGATGCGGATATAGAAGGCAGTCTAGACCCAACCGTTCGTGGTGGAGTAACAGATCCATTAACACAAAGACTGTCTGCAAGGCTTGAATTTACTGATGTAACTGGCGAGACAAAAAGCATACCAAGATACGGATCGTTAAAAGACATTTGTGGTTTTGAAACAGAAACAAAGCGTGTGGGCACTTTAGCATCTTCTAAAGTTGTATCTGAGGCGATTATTGCAATACCAATATTAACAGACGACACTCCGATATTGATTGATCAGGATGCGTTTAATGTGCAAAAAAACAACCTAGAAACAAAAGGATTTGCTGTAGATGCCGGTGAGCTAGGCTCTCCTGTTAAGATACAAGACACATCTATAACAGACATGATAAAAAAGATGAAAAAATATGTCATTCCACCTCATATGGATTTCTTAAACAATGCTAATGTAGATCCATTTGTTATGTATATATTTGAATTCTCACATGAATTATCTAAAAAAGATTTATCTTTAATATGGCAAAATATGATGCCAGATATATCAGTCACAGCGGAACAGGCAGAGGCAACAATTGAACATCCAGTATTAACTGGTCCCGGTCTAGAATTTTTTGGTAAAGACATTAATTCAATTAATCCTAAAAATGTTTTAGATGTTTCTATATTTCCACCAAAATTAAGATGGCAAGTCTTCAAAGTAAAGCAGAGAGCAAAAAACAATTACTTTGGTATGTCAATTACTCAAGACGCACAAAAGGGATTCGGGTTAAGCGAACTAAACCCAGATGGAAACCTGCTTGAAACTGGGGACCAACTAACTTATAGTTATAATTGGCCGTATGACTTTTTCTCTTTGGTAGAATTAGCAAAAATTGAACCAGAAATTTCTTTTGAGCCCAATAGTATTGCAAACTTTGCGGGTCCAAATCCATCTGGACCTGTTCCGGGTCCAACAACAACTGGAGAGCCAAATCTGGAAGATAGAGTAAAAAGAGAATATGCTGACAAAAGAAACGTTAGCACGGTCGGCACCGAAGAGTCAAAAAATAAAATAAATGTAGGAAATCTAACACAGCAAGATATAAAGCAGTAATATAAATTATATTTTTGTGCAAAAGCATATTTAAAGTAATGAGTTTTTTTAATAAAAAAGAAGAAGTATTAGAGTTGCAATTGACGCAATATGGAAAACATTTGCTCTCTCGTGGTGCATTAAGCCCTGCTTACTATGCTTTTTTTGATGATGATGTTATATACGACAATCAGTATTCCTCTGGTGGAAGCAGTAATAAGTTAGAAAATTCTACAAAATCATCAGATAGAATTAGGCAAGCTGTCAGACCAAAAGTTCAACATAACTTTGGAGGCATAGAAACGAATATACACAAGCTGTCTGAAGTCAAAAATGTTTTTAATCCTTTTTTAGACAAGGTTCAACAAATTGAATTAACTCAAGAGCAGAAGGTAGAAGCCTTATCTAAAGCGCCCAATTCTATAGATAATTATTATAGCATGGGAATCCCCATGGGCACGAGTGAGTACAATTCTGATAAAAACCCAGCATGGGAATTAAAACTTTTACATGGCACCATAACAGGATCAAACGCAGAATATACAGGCTCATCAGGTCTGTTAAAGATACCCCAATTAGAAGTACAGACATTTTATGATACAGAAGTTAAACAGGTAAAAGGCACAGAAAATATTATACAAAATGTTAATGTTACAAAATTTCCCAATGGGGATTATATTGAGATAACAAAAGATTATATTTTAATTGATTTCAGAGAACACAATGCACTTTTTGAAAACGAAAACTTTGAAATAGAGGTGTATCAAATAACTACTGAACCAGATACAAATAAAATAACAGAAACTCTAGAGCCTTTATATTTTGTTAATGGCGAGAAAGTGGTTAATGAAATATACTACTCAGGCGATTTGGAGAAAAAGATTGAACTAAATGATAGCAATGTTGAATACTATTTTGATGTAAGAGTTGACGATGAAATAGCAGATGATTTGCAAGCAAATATTACAACAGATATTTACAGCAAAACACCAAAGAATGAAGAGGAGCCTTGTTAATGGCAACAGCAGGATTTTTATTACCAAAAATTAATTTTCTTAGTGTTAAGCTAGATGGTGGTCAAGATTTAGTTAAGCTTACAAACGAACCACATATTAATGACGAAGCATTGCCAAATCCATCTGATGCATTTGGTGCGTCTAGCCCCGACAGGATGCAAGTAGAAATTATCTTGTCTGTAGAGGTAGGCTTTGATCAAAGCGCTGGAAACATATACTCAATGTTTTTTAAAGATGATTTTACAAAGTATCTAAAAATTAGGGTTGTTCAAAGCACAGATCCTGCACAAACACTCGCCATAACAAACGATACTTTTAATTATCTTAAGCAAGGGGGAGTAATTGATGCAAGTTCTTTTTTCGGCGGCGTCTCAAACATACCCGGAGTAATTGTAAAAGACTTAGAATTTTCAGGGTTTGAGGGCAATTTAGAAGAGTTAGACGGAGACCAGTTTACCAATGAAGGTCGCCAAATTGAAACAAAATTTGATTCTAGCGGTAATAAAATATATGTGTTCCCTTATAAGTTAGTTTTTGAAATACCAACCGAACAAGGCGGAATAACCGTAGAAAATTTATCTTATTTTACTCATGCATATATTGACGCACAACAAATATTTCTAGACGAAGGTCCATTTAATGATTTTGTAAATCTTCCTTCGTCAATAGTAGAAAATCTAACAATGGGACAAGTAAATATTTTACCTGTGATACAAAATGGCACTGTAAATAACTTCGCACAAATATTTTATGTAACCGAAACAGATGTAAACGGAAACCCAGTCCCGCTAGAAACTTTAGAAAATGCCAAAATTTGGACAGGAGAGGTGCATTATCATGGCAATGCCAATCCCGGTCCTAACGGATATATAGGATATATGGCTGGCCCACCGGGAAATCCTCTAGAAATGGGTCCTTTTTTAACTGAACAAACAGTTTTAAATGGAATCATACAAGATTATAGAGAAGTAAAAAATATAGAACAACTAAATTATGACTATTCTTTGTTTTCAAACTCTTGGTTTAATCAGAAAACAACTGAAAAATTAACTGATAATTTAAAAGGATTATTAGAGGATGATGCTGCCAACAATCCATATGGTACGGAAGAATATGAAAAGCTTTTAGCAAAAACTTTAACTGCATCCAAAAACAAAGCTAATTTTGGCGATATGTATCTTGCTATGGATGGGTCCGGAAATACAAGGTACTTTTTTTCTTTAGACATGAAAGAGGCTATCAAAAGCCACTCTGCTTTTCCAAAATTGATAGATTATATTTTTGAAGATCCGGAAGAAGCAAATATCCTGCTAAATCAAAAATTAATTAATAGCTTAAAAGTGTATAGGCATAGAATTTACAAAGAAAACGTCGCAGATAAAACAGTAGATCTTTATGAATCTGTAGAGAATGATGTGCCAAAGCTAGTTGTTTCAACTACAGACTCAGATGATGGGGTGCTTATTCAGGCATCAAATCAGGAAAAGAATGAAACGGTGGGAACAATATCACAAATTTCATTAGGCTTATCTGAAATGCCTATGGATTATAACGTGAGGTTTTTTACAGGAACAGATTTAAAGACGCCAAATGACGGAGACTATAGTTTTTCTGTTGAAATAGAAATAAAAGATCCAATCATAGAATGGATGTCAGAAAAAATTTCAATTTTAGAGACAATACTTTACGGAACACCTTCTGTAGAAAAAAGCGGTCTTTTAGATTACGTTAACGATGCTACATCAAATCCAAAATATTTTAATGTTTATACTAACAGGTTTAATTCTGAAGGAATTGATTATCTAAATTCAGAGTACCCCGGCGGGTTTACATACAATAAAGTATTTGATTTTTTTAATGTTTTAAGTTCTTTTACAGAGTTTGATGAAAACATTTATGGTCTATATAATTTTTTGGGATCTATTTCGGGGACAAACTTTGGAAATCCTAGTGGTGCCCTGAAAGTGTATCAGATTTTAGAAACAACTTATAAAAAAATACTAAATATATTTTCTTCTGTTTCAAAGTATAAGAAACCAGTAGACGCCCCACAGGTTGGCGCAGACGGAAAAGGGCAATCAGTTTATTTGGCTGCTGGTTCTAATCCAAGAAGGCACTTTACAATATCAAAACACTTTAAGGTTAAAGTAGAAGGAGATATTAATCATCTGACTGGGTATGATTATTTATCAACATCTTCAACAACTGAAGAAGACTCTGCTCCAATATTAGGTTTAAAGAGAATTTCCAGACCTATTTGGGATGATAGAACTAGGCTAGAAACCTTAAAGCTATTTTCTACTTTGTCTGATTACGACATATCAATACCAAAGCACCCACTTCAAGTATCTCAATTTGAAGAAAACGAATTAAGTCCAAGTCAAATATCGGCCAAACAAGGACCAATATTGAACCCAGAAGACAACATACAGTATTCAAGAAACTCGTATTTGTCTCCATCAATCATAAACTTTGCGAAAAGTGAATCTCAAAACATGCTGAACAGTGGTTTATTAAGAACAGACGTTTCTGATATAAATAATGTGATGTTAAACATAATAAAAGAAAATACAATCGCTAGTCAAAAATTTGATTTTCCAAAAGATTTCGGCGTTGCAACTGGTGTTGGTTTTGATGAAGGGCTTGCGACAGATCAAATTATAAAGCCAAGCATAACAAACGAAGCCAAATATGATTTATTAACCATTTTCAACAACAGGCAAACAACTGTAAAGCCATTAGATCAGTTGATTCCGGGGTCTTTAAGTCAAGTAACACAGTTGGTGGAAAAAGATATATTTGATACCAATGTTGATCCGACGAATATGCTCTTGACAACAATGCTTCAAAACACGTTTGATATATTGAGTGATGAAATATGGTCTTGGGCGTATTATGTTTTAAATTTTGGATGGGATGAATATCAAGCTTGGACGCTTCTTTCCGCTCTACAACTGGTTGATTCAGCTAGTTTAGACCCTTATGTCATAGAAAATTCTCCATTAAAAAGGGCACCAAATCATGTAAAATGCCTATTATCTAATTTGGATTTTACAAAAGACTACAGTTCTCCATCGTTTAAAAGCTTAAAAGATCAATTAAAAGAAAAAAGACCGTATATATTTACAGAGATCGGCAATGAAAATGATTTTTATAAAGTTTATGGGACAAATCCAAGCTCGCCCATTGAGAATATTATATCTGAACGTCAACTTTTATATCAAACTCCTGAATACTTATCATTCTTTTTGTTAAACTTTAAAAAGTTAGTTAAAGTAGAAGCTCTAGTTGGGTATGAATCTGATGCATATGGTAATATTCAAATTAATAGTCCAATTTGGGCAGAACTAAGCCAAGACCAATTTGTATCCGCAGCACAAACCAGCGGTCAAGTTTTATGTAGACTTTTACCATATGAGAAAGACTTGTACGGAATCAAAGAATATGAAGCACTAAAATTGCCAATGTATAACCAACATTTTATTATTGATTTTGGAGTACCGCCAATTTTAGAACCTGAATTAAACGAAGACGCAGAAACGCAGGGAGAGTTTGACTCTAGCCCATTCTTTGAGCCAGATTCGCAAGAGTTTTTACCCGGAGGGCAAACAATGGAAGAGGCAGAGGCGTTAGTTGGCGTTGAAGGTGGAGCCGCCGGTATTGGAATAGCCACAGGTCTTGATGCTGGTGCGGTAACTGAGCTTGGACTAACTGGCTTTGTCGGAGGCGCAGCCGGAGGCGTTGATGTGGGAACCGGTGCAGGATTTGGCACACAAGGGACACCTTTTACCACAGCCGTTGGTCAACAAGGGGCAGGAGATTTTGTTACCATCGGAGGTTCTGGAGCCGGTGAACCGGGAGTATCTGGAGGTCCCCTTGGCGGCGGATCCGTTAAAAAGCAATTATTCTTTTTAAAGGGTATATCCAACAATACCGAAAAAGCAAAAACTAGTTCAGAGCTTATAAACAACACCACTAAAGGATCACCCCCTGTCAGCACACAGCAAGGAGTTGCTACAGAACAAGCACAAAATGTGGCTTTTAATCTATTTACTGGAGGAGGCTCGCAGGGATATTAGCGAGATAATTACATAAATGTCTAATTCTTTAAACAATAGATTAAAAAATGATTATTCTACAAAGTATGTATTAATTGTTAAAGATACTGCATACTACCCCCAATCATATGAAATTTCCAAAGAAGAATTGCAGTTAAAAATTAATTCCTCTGCTCCTCCGGGCTCTTATGAAGATCAAGAGTTTGTAACAACAGTAGATCCTTTTCGTCAAGCAACTGGAAAATTTTGGAGTTTTTCTAAAGGACAAATAGGATATTACGACTCTGGTCTTTCTGGCATATATGGAACAAAGCTACCACTTCAATATAGTGGAGAATTTTCAATTGCAAATACAGTAAAAATTGATGATGTATCTGCTCAATGGAGTAAATTATATCCTGTAGGAGTTAAGCCAGAAACTTTAAATTTGCCAAGAAAAGCTAGCAGGTTAAAAATGTTTTTAGATGGCAAAGATGTTGTGTCAAATAGGTTAGCCATGATATCTTTATTGACAGATATGTATACAAAAAACAAAAAAGTATCTTATCAAGGTAACGAGGTGTCTCTTTCTTTTCCAAAGTTTTCTTTTGGGAATTTCGCTGGATACAACTATAAAAGCACGTTTAGCAAAAAAGATATAATATTGCCATATTGGAATATATCCATGGAAGATGCAGAAAAGACTGTTCATGCTTTAAGTGATAGCGCTAAAGAAGATTTAAATAATTTGAAACAATCATGGGACTCTGAGTCGTTCGTGTTCCTTGACGCCGCTATTAAAAATGGCAAACTAAACTCTTTCGTATCATACACAGAGTCTTTGGGTATGTACAAAACATACACAACTGAATACTATAAAGATAGTTCTATAGACATGTCAATTCCAATGTCTACAAAAGCGATGGGATTGACAAACGAAATAAACAAAAGTGATCTTTTTGCAGACATTAAGCCAATATACAATTTTTATTCAAAGCTTTATGAAGAGGGCACTAGTCAAGAAACTGTTGAAACAGTTGTGTCTTCAATTGATGTATCTCCATTTACAGAGAGAGAAATGCCAAACATATATGAGGTTCCATTAGACAAAGATGGAACTCCCGGTATACTGACTGATGATCCACAATCAAAGTATAATTTTGAATATTACGGTCATAGATTATTAAATTGTGGTTTCAATCCATCCAGAGACGATGGGTTTGACAAGCATAACATTATAATTGACCAAACAAATAAACAATACTTAGAAAAATATGAAAACATAAAAACTCAATTCCCTTTTTATGTTAATTTAAATTTCAAAAGAGACTCAAGGATAGCTTTCACTGAAATATTTAATGAATCTGGAATAACACAAAGGTTAATTAAAACATGGATAAGTAATATTTTTAACCCACAAAGCGGTGTAGCGTTAGAGCCAAATGTATCTAAGAGTGCCCCTTTAACTTCTGATTTTCAAGGATATTATAGTGTTAGTGATCCAGATCCTGAATATAGCGATTTAGCAGCCCTCCAAAATGCTGCGCCCATATGTACAACACAATATGGCAGAATATACTCTATAGAAAACTACAAAAACTTTTACAAAGTGGTACCTCCAGCCGAGACAGAGGACAAGAAAAATTTAGGAAACGATCTTGTAAAAGAGAGCGATTCTGAACTTTACAGAGAATTTGATCTTAATTCTTGGCTAGATAACTATATTAAGTTTTTATCTACTTTGTCTGCTTTTGACAACACAGAAGAAACCACGGCTTTTGAGCAGGAAGTAATTAGACCTCAAGAAGCAGATCCAATTACGAAGACTTTTTCACAACCTCAATTTTTATCCAAATATTCAACTGAAAAAAATGGTCTTTTAGATATAATAAAAGCTGTTAAATTTATGGGAAAATATAGAGAACTAGTAAATCAAACAGCTAGAAGTTATGAACAAATATTAAACGGCGATTTAGCATATGACGAAACTTTATTCTATAGAATTCAAAAAGTCGCTGTAGATGATAACGGAATCCCCCGTGCCGTAGGACCTGTGAAGCAAAATATTTGGGTGCCAAAGCCAACTAATTTAGAAACATCTGATGAAGTATTAAAATATATAGATACACAAGTGAAGTATGAGCAGAATTATGAGTATACAATATATGCGTATAGAATCGTTATTGGTTCAAAGTATGGGTTTCAGTTTGAAAATGTGACATCTAATATGGATGCATATGGAGAAAATTTTAAAGAGTATTTTTCTGATGTTTTACAAGATGCTGCAAAAGAAAACTATCCTAAAAAGAAAGAGTTTATCTATAGTCCAGACAGCAATGCGGCTGATCCAAAGCGGAACGTTTTTTTTGGCCAGGAAGACAATAGCTCCGCCGCTTCCCAAGGAACAGTCAGCAGAATGGCAATGTTTGACGTGGTATGCGAACCAGACGTAAAACTGCTTGAAGTTCCATTTTATAAAAAAGTAGTTGCAGTTAGCGATTCCCCTGCGTTAGCTCCACAAATTGATATGCTACCACTTAAGGGAGAAAAAAATAAGATAAAGATTAATTTTATGCCAACTGCATCTGGTCAAGAACAAGAACCAATATACATGCAGCCAACTGATAGGTTAAAATTTCATAAAAAAAGAATATCGCAAGATAGAGATCTTCTAAAGGCATATGAAGGTGGAACAGGATTGGCATTTTTGCTAGGACTACCACCACAATTTTATGTTGAGCCAAAACTCCTATTTAAGTCAGATGATAATCTGGTTGAATATGAAGTATATAGAATGGAGGAAAAACCAACAAGTTATGGTAGCTTTGCTAACACAAAAAGAACAACGGTAGATGCTAGAAAATTCAGTAGCTATATAGATAAAGTTTCTCATAACAAAAAATACTACTACACATTTAGAGCAATTGACGTTCATGGAAACCCAACGAATCCTTCACCAGTTTATCAACTTGAAATGGTAGAAAATTCTGGAGTGGTGTATCCCGTGATTTCTATATTTGAATTTGAACCTATGGAATTGGGTCTTAAAACCAAATCATTTAAAAGATATCTTAAAATAGATGCTGAAGCATTGCAAGGCTTGGTAAATATAGAAAAATCTGGATTAAAAGACGCAGATTCTGCCACCGAGGCAACCAATATTGAATTGGGTATTAGAGAGAATGGCATATTTACAAACGACGGCACTAGAAAATATAAGTTTAGAATTAGGTCTAAGCATACTGGCAAAATTATTGATTTGAATGTGGCGTTTAGAAAAAGGGCTATAAAACTCAAAGAAGAGGTGATAAAATGTGATGGAACTGTAATTGCACCTAGTTCTGATAAAGTAGCAGAAGTGAAGGGTGTAGAAACAAACGTTGCTAATGTTTCAAAGAAATTAAATGTTGGTATGGATGGTACGTAAAACCGTATTAATTTTAGATAAATAAAAATATATAACTATTTATAGGAAAAGGCTAATTATAAAGGCAATATACACATTTTGGGAGATAACAAATGGGTTTTTTAGATAACAGTGGAGACATTATTTTAGATGCAGTGCTTACCGACGCTGGTAGAGCTAGGCTGGCAAGAGGTGACGGATCATTTAAGATCGTTAAATATGCTTTTGCAGATGATGAAATTGATTATGCCAAGTACGACCTGAATCATGCTAGTGGCTCCGCTTATTTTGACATCAACATTTTGACAACACCTGTAATTGAAGCCCTGACAAATAACATGTCAACCATGAAAAATAGGCTACTCACCATACCTAAGACAAACCTGTTATATCTTCCAGTGATTAAGTTAAATGAAGAGGAGCCAGATGCTGGCTTCCCCGCTCCAGAGCGACGAACAAACGGACTAACTGGCATTTTGGCTGAAGAAACAACTTTCTTTGTTTCTGCAAACGAATCAACTGATGATTTCTTTAAAAGACAAAACGCATACGCAAACACAGGACCAACTAGTGTTCCTGACGGTGTATTTTTGTCAGGTGAAGTAAATTCAAAAGGTTCAGTTATTGCAGTAGATCAAGGTTTGAATACGACAGCAATTGCTAAAAGCTTTTCTATTGACCCAACCTTACAAGAAACACAATATATTGTAGAGATTGATAATAGATTGGGATATATCGTAGACAACAATGGAGAGCAGCAACAATATTCTTATTTAGATGATGACAATATTGCCAGCTATAGCTTTTCTACTAGCAATGGCAGCATAGTAAAAACTAATTTAAATGAAAATAACAATTCCCCAATTGCCGGTCCTCGTGGAAGCAGATTGCAATTTAGGGTTGCGCCTTCTATAGAAATAAATAGCTCAACATATTTGTTTACTTTATTGGGAACTAGTAATAATTTATATGCCGGTCCTTTTGGCGGCTCTGCCGGTGTGGCAAAATTTAGAAGAATTGACACCAATATTAGAATAACCGGTGCAACAACAGGGTATAGAATTAGCATTCCAGTTTCTTTCTTAAGAATACAGTAATAAAAGGATAAAAAAATGGCAACAAGCTTTAAAAATTTTTTAAATAACGATGTAACATCAACTAGAACTCTTTTACATGAGGCGATCCCAATCACAGGGTCAATTGTTTCGGGTACTTACAATGATCCATCGTTACCCATTTTGGGACCAACAAATTCAGAAAATAATATCAAAAACTATTCACATGGTTTATTTCAGTCTGTTTTTGATTACCCTCACTTAAGTTCTTCTGCAAATCATATTTTTGATGTTACAGTTGGTTATTCAAATACCTCTACACTATCTGCATCTTCAAATGTCCAAAATGCAGATAAAATTAACATTTATAGCCAAATGGCTCAACTTTTGGTAGGTCATGATGTAAATGGAAACATACAAGACTTTGACGCTGACGGGAATCTGACCGGTGATGATAAACTAAAAGAGTGTATTTTCATAAACTTTGCTAGGCTTTTACAAAAAGATGAAATTAAAAAAGGAAGCTTCAACATGGTTGTTGGAGATAACACTAGCTATGGTGCCCCGTTTTTTAAAGGTCTCTCCGGAACAACACCCCTTCCCGGAATCAGCATAACTGACACAAATGCACAAAACTCTTACAAAGTAAATTCTCCTGCTGGAGAATATGCAGTTTTGTTTGGATCTGGATCTACAACACCCAACACTTCAAAAGTAGGACTTTTATACTATCAAGCAGGAATCGCAGTGTTAACTGCCTCTGTTTTCCTTGGGTCATCAACAGACTCTGCAAACGGTCTTGTTACAGGAACAGTTGGATATTTAGTAGATGCCAGCACTGTGAACTCATCATTAACAAGTCAAACAATATCCGGATCTTCAGTAGGTCTTAGAAATAGAATTTATGACATAGACTTTAATAATTCTACAGAGCTTAATTCAACAATTTATTTTTGCAGAGCAGGTCACAATGAATTTAACTATAGTTCAAATCCAACCTATGTAGATAGTACAAGCCAAATCAGAGTTAAAAATAGCAGTCTAGACCAGCCTGTCTCATATATTACAACTGTTGGCTTGTATTCGGCCGATAATGAATTATTGGCTGTAGCCAAAGTATCAGAACCACTCAAAAAGACTCCAGATACGGAATTGACTTTGAGAGTCAGATTGGATTACTAAACAGGAGGTAGAGCCTGTGCCATATTATCCATTTGGTCAAGACGACATTATAAGAAACACTTTAAAAACATTTCCTAGAAATGCCTTTTTTATATATGGTGGTGTTGTATATTACAACGAAAAGCCTTATAATCAAGGAGATTTAACAAGTGACAGTATCGGACATATCCCTCCGGGATTCATAAGCTTGTATGAATATAATGTTGATAGACCGGTTGGAGAATTAATTCACCCATTTTTGACAAAAGAAGGTTCTTTAACTTCTTTCAAAACAATCACCACATCTAACTTTAATTCAGATTTTCAATTTGGAGATGTAATAACAGGCAGCTATCCAATGTCTGCTAGTATAACAAGAAACTATTTTAGTTCTAGTTTGCAAGATCGCTCAAGGCTTGAGGCTCTCAAAAACACTATGAATTATTACAGTCCAAATAGTGAGCACTATTCTTATTCTTCAAGAAATGGCTCTGGATGGGATAAAGATACACAAAATGTAAATTTAATAAGCATTCCATCAATATTTTTTGGCTCAAAAGTAAAAGAAGGTTCTTTAGTTTTAAACTTTTATGTTTCAGGTACTTTAGTTGGCACATTAAAGGACGAAAGAAGAAATGGAGAATTAATACAGACGGGGCCAGAAAATAGTAATGGATCAGGTTCAATTGCAGGAGTTGCTTTGTACAATGAAGGTTTTTTGATGTTGACAGGCTCTTGGGATTTAACAAGTGGACAGCACTCTACTGAAGATTACAACCCTTCTGATTCTGATACAGTTCCAAATTGGCTTAAATTTGCCGTTGGGGCTCAAGATGGTATTGCGATATCTAACCAAAAATCTGCTTGGGAATTAGATTTTAGAGGCACAAATAAAACACAAGTTGTGACAATGTTGGCAAATGCGCCAAAAGGTCAAATCAATCATTCAAATAATCCAACTTTTATATCCTTTGGACAAGAAACGTCTCCAATAACTGGATCTAATTACTACTCTGAGAGAACTGAGTTAGATATAAATAATATTGTAAGCGCATCATATACAGATGAATCTGCTCCGTTTAAAAAAGAAACCTATATTTCTAAAATTGGCATCTATGATAATAATAAAAACCTAATTGCTATTGCCAAACTTGCCACCCCAGTCAAAAAAACTGAAGAAAGAGACTTGACATTCAAACTAAAACTTGATATATAATATAAATGATTCTAGGATTAGATATTTCAACTAGTATTATTGGTGTTACCATCTTGAATAAAGACGGGACTATCATACATACAGAAGCACTAGACCTACGAAACAAAAACCACTACCCAGATGTGTATAAGAAGTACGAAAGAGTATACTCTTATTTCTTAGAACTCAAGTTGGATTACAACTATGATTTTTCTGATATTTTTATTGAGCAAAGCTTACAAATGTTTCGGTCTGGGTTTTCCTCGGCAAAGACTCTATCAACACTTTCCTCATTCAACGGGGTGGTTTCCTACCTTTGCTATAGAGAATTAAAGAAAAAGCCAGAGCACCTTTCAGCCGCATCTGCTCGCAAGGCTTGCGGTATCAAGGTTACCAAAGGAAAAAAAGCAAAAGAAGTAGTTGTTCAGTTTTTGCTTGACAATGAGCCTAAGTTTGTAGTAGAGTACACAAAATCAGGCAATCTTAAGCCAAAGTATTATGACATTGCCGACAGTATTGTGATAGCAAAAGCAGGATGGGAACTTGTCAAGCAGCGAAAAGATAACAGTTCTTAAAGACTTCCTTGGAAGATACAACAGAACAGGGCAAGAATATCTTTTTAATTGTCCTAAATGTAACCACCACAAAAAGAAACTCAGTGTAAATTTAGATAAAAATGTGTTCAAGTGTTGGATATGTGATTACAGGGGCAATAATATTTACCGATTGGTAAAGAAATACGGCACTTACGATAATAAAAGCAAGTGGCGGGAGTTGGTTGATGGCATAGATCTCCTTGAGTTTGACTCAATCATTGAGAGCATTTTCCCTCAAGAAGAGTTGGAAGAAGAAATTGTTGTAAATCTGCCTGAAGAATTTACATCGTTGGCCAACAATAATAACACCTTGCAAGCAAAGGCAGCAAAAAACTATCTGCTTAAAAGAGGTATTGATGAAAGCGACATTTTGTTTTGGAAAATTGGATTCTGCACCAGTGGTGAATATGCTGGTAGGATTATCGTCCCTTCTTTCAATGAGAATGGCGACTGTAACTATTTTATTGGTAGAACTTACCAAGATGATTGGCGGAAGTACATGAATCCGCCAACGGCGAAGAGTAAAATTATCTTTAATGAACTTTATATTGATTGGAATGAAGATTTAACCTTGACAGAAGGAGTATTTGATGCTATAATAGCGGGACAAAATTCGGTGCCTATTCTAGGATCCACTTTAAAGCAGCAGTCAAAACTGTTTAAAAGTATCGTTTTAAATGATACGCCAGTTTATGTTGCTTTGGATTTGGATGCGAAGAAAAAAGCATCGTATTTGATAGAAAACTTAATAAAATATGGTGCGGAGGTATATAATGTTGATGTATTTCCGTACAATGATGTAGGCGAAATGCCGAAAAAAGAATTCCTAAATAGGAAAAAAGCCGCTAGGCTTATGTCATCGGAAGATGCGTTTTTACAAAAGTTTATAAACAGCTTTAATTTTTAAAAAGGAGAATTAGTTTTGAAGAATTTGTTTATTTTATTTACCGCTTTCGCTTTTGCAACAGCATTCATTGGCTGTGAAGAAGAGGAAGAGACTACTGTAGAAGAAGCAGCAGATGCTGCCGAAGAAGAGGAAGCTGAAGAGGAGGAAGCCGAAGAGGAAGCCGAAGAGGAAGCTGAAGAGGAAGAAGCCGAAGAAGAAGCTGAAGAGGAAGATGCTGACGGCGATGAGGTAGCAGAAGAAGAGGAAGAGGCGGAAGAAGAAGCCGATGCCGAAGAAGAAGTAGTTGAAGAAGAAGAAACTGAAGAAGAAGAAGGAGAGTAATTTGAAGAACTTTTTTATTGCAACACTATTTGTTTTTGGATTGTCTGGCTGTGAAAATACCACCACACCAGTGAACACTACAACTGAAGAAGCTACTGGTGTAAACTTCACAGGAGCGAATGATAATACTACAACAACACCTGTTGAGACTACAACAGAGCAAACTGGAACGACAACTGAAACTGAAACAGGTACAACTCCAACAGAAGTTGAAACTGGCACAGAGACAGAAGTCAACCCAACTGAAACTGAAGTTGAACCGGAAGGGACAACTGAGGTAGAGGAGGTAGAGGGGGTAACCCTCGCTGACCTCACGGCGGAAGATCTAGCTGAGATTGATGTTTTGCGTGACAATATTTTTGCAGGCATTAGTGTAGGCGAAGATCTTTATATTAATCAGGTAAATCTAGCTTTAGAAGATCTTGGTCTATATGATGGTAGCACAGAGTGGGGAACTGGAGTAGATCTACCGGAGGTTTCTAGTTGTCCCTTTGTGGAGTTTTACAATAATACGAAGCCACTATCAGAAGCTAGTTGTGAGTATTTGGTAGACCAAGCAAGGTCCGACGCCTACTCTAAGTTGGCAGCAGCCCTAGAAACTGAACGTCAAAATTTCAATGCAACCTTGTCAGAGCAGGATTTTTGGTATGAACAGGGAGCTATAAGTGGTCTAGAAAAGACTCGTGTCGTGCTTCATGTTCAAATGAAAACAAATGGACTGTGTAACCAAACTCCGACAGCAGTAGAAAGTTCTATGGAAAAGGGGCTTGTTGTTGGTCGTCAGCATTTTATCAATACCATGAACAATTGGCTAACAACCAATGGATTTAAAGCAGATTATCCAGTGATGTCGGACCCAATTGAGGTTTGTGATGCCAACGCTGCACTTTTAGATCCAGTTTATGACGATTCTCTCAATACTATTTCTCAGGCAGTAACGGCAAATCCGTTGTGCCAAGACTTTGTTCCAACTAGCGGTGATGAAGAACTGTTGTATGCACAGGCACAAACTGATTTTTCCAAAGCGATTGAGCAAGGTATTGCAGATGAGTTTGCACTTGCTGCTGTAAAGATTTTTGAAGTTGTACCCTGTAATGTGTCTGACCCAATCATTGTAGATGTCAACCAGAACGGTGTTTTTGACATTACTAGCGTCAATGGTGGTGTCAATTTTGCCATGACAGGTAAACGCTCAACCGCAACAAGTTGGATTTCAGGTGACGGCTTTTTGTTTAACGATGCTAACCGAAACGGAATTGCTGATGATGGAACTGAAATGTTTGGAACCTCTGACGCACCAGCGTTTACAGAACTCGCAGTGTTTGACACTAACGGAGATAGGGCCATCACTTCTATGGATGATGGGTTTAAAAAGTTGCTTGTGTGGGTAGACTATAATATGGACGGAGTTTCCACTACAACAGAGGTTTTTCCGCTATCTCACTTCAATATTAATCGTATTCCACTCAAGACAACCGAATATCAAAAAGTGGTTAATGGAAGTCGTGTAAAGCAAACTGTTACAACAACAACTACAAATGGCAAAACAATGCTTTTTGGAGACGTAGACTTTCGTGCAGGTGTCTATCCTAGCCCCTCCATGTATAAGAAAGCGCAATAACTTAAAATAAAACTTGACTTTACAAAACTCCCCTGCTATTATGTAGGGGAGTTTTTTGTTATGAGAGTAGGAGATCTAGTTTATTACCTAAGCCCTATAGGACTTCCTGATGATAATCCTTTGGCAATTGTAGTAAAAATAGATGAAGAAAAGGACATTGCTTGGATAAGATGGGTGGACAACAATCAGATAGACATGCTGCCAATAAAGTTTCTAGACATCATCCAACCTTTGAAGTCGGTGACCTAGTAATGGTAAAAGACACCTTAGAAACGCTCGGCATAATCTCAGAAGTAAAAGGAAAAATACACGGAGCCAATCATGACTGGAATAAGTATTATTACATGGTCATACCCATGGGTTCAAAATACCCAGTTCCAGTTTGGAACAAAGAACTTGAATTAGTAAGGAAAGGAAAATGAAGATTGCACATGTTTCAGACATTCACATTCGCAACCATCGGTACCATGAAGAATACACCGCTGTGTTTGAGGAACTCTATGAAAAACTACGAGAACTCAAGCCAGACATTATTGTAAACACAGGCGACACGGCTCATACTAAACTACAACTAAGCCCTGCTTATTTTCACATGACAGCCAATCTTTTTGAGAACCTAGCAGACATAGCACCTCTACATGTGATCCTTGGGAACCATGACCTAAACCTGCGTAATCCGGGACGTATTGACGCTGTAACCCCTATCGTTGAAGCACTAGACCACAAGGACATTCATTTCCATAAGTTCTCGCAAGAGGTAGACTTGGGCAATGGCTTTGTTTTAAATGTTTTATCTGTTGTTGATGAGGACAAATGGATTGACCCAACGGACGAAAGCAAAGTAAATATTGCTCTTTTCCACGGCTCTGTGGCTGGCGTTACCACCGACACTGGCTGGGTAATGGAACATGGTGATATCAACATTGACCAGTTCGCTCCATTTGACTATGTTTTGCTTGGAGACATTCATAAGACATATCAGAAACTAGACGACGAAGGGCGAGTTGCTTATCCCGGCTCTCTGGTTCAGCAGAACTTTGGCGAGACACCAGATAAAGGGTTCTTGCTTTGGGATATTGAAGATAAAGATAATTTTACTTGTGAGCACTACTCGCTTACAAATCCAAAGCCTTTTGTGACTATTGAGTTGACACCAAAAGGTAAAATGCCAAAGAACTTAGAAGTGCCAGACGGAGCACGATTGCGACTGGTGTCTACTAATAATTTGCCTCTTGATGTTATGCGTCGTGCAATGGATATTGCAAAGGGTAGATTCAAGCCAGAAAGTGTTACTTTTCTCAACAAGGCATCAGGGCAAAGGGCAGATGTCAATGACATAACTGATGGAATTAACATTGAAGATCTGCGAGATATTAAAGTACAAGAGAAACTTATTAAAGAGTATCTGAAAGATTATGAGGCAAGCAAAGAAACATTAGAAAAAGTTTTTTCACTAAACAGAAAATATAATACCATGGCTGAAGAAGAGGAAGAGGTAGCCAGAAATGTTAATTGGTCTCTTAAATCTTTTGAGTGGGATAACTTATTCAACTATGGCGAAGGAAACAAAGTAGACTTTACTAAACTCAACGGAATCGTTGGTATTTTTGGCAAGAACTACTCTGGTAAGTCTTCCATTATTGATGGGCTGTTGTATACTCTGTTTAACTCTACCAGCAAGAATGAAAGAAAAAATCTTAATGTAATTAACCAAAATAAAGATAGTGGTTTAGGTCGCCTTGAGATCGCAGTGGGTCAAAAAGATTTTCTAATTGAGAGGGAATCAACTAAGTATATCAAGAAACTAAAAGGCGAAGAAACCCTAGAGGCTAAAACCGATATTAACTTTTCCTGCTACGATCATGTGACGCAGGAAGAAGAAGAACTCAACGGCGATAGCAGAAACGGCACAGACAAAAACATTCGCAAGATGTTTGGAACAGTAGATGATTTTCTGCTAACTTCTATGTCGTCTCAAGTGGGCAGTCTCTCTTTTATCAACGAAGGCTCCACAAAGCGAAAAGAAATCTTAGGCAAGTTTCTTGATCTTTTGATCTTTGAAAAGAAGTTCAAGAAGGCCAAAGAAGATGCTGCGGATATGAAGGGAGCCTTAAAACTTCTGGAAGGAAAACAATATGATACCGAAATTGAAGATGTTAGACAACTCCTTGAGCAAAACTCTGCCTCAAAGCAACAGCAGGAGAATAAATGCAGGAAATACTCTGGTGCAGTTGAAAAAACAGAAAACTCAATTACAGAAATTGAAAGAAAAATAGAATCAATACCAGCCGAGATCATCAACATCGTTGAGGTCAAAGAAGAACAGATATCTAAAGAAAAACAAATTGAACTCCTGACGAAAGAATCTCAAGAGTTAATGGATGACTGTAAGGTAAAACGCAATGATCACAAAAGTATTAATGAAGTTATCAACAACTTTGACATTGCTGCTCTGAAAGAGAAGCAAAAGCAGATTGAGGACAATGAATCAAAACTTGATTCTACCAATCAGGTTATTGAACAGCAAGAATACAGACTAATCCAGAATAAAAACAAAGTTAAACTCTTGCTTGAAGTGCCTTGTGGTGATGAGTTTTCTTCTTGTAAGTTCATTAAGGATGCTTACAATGCACAGAGCAGTCTTTGCGTGATTGAGCAAAACTTGAAAGAACTGCGAGAAGATTCTGAAAAGATTTTTAGTGAAATAGAAAAGTTAGATCCAACTGCTGTGGAAAAAAAGATCAAAAAGTACGAAGAAGTTCTTGAGATGCGAGAAGAAATCTGGAACACAATATCCAGAAATGAAGTCGTCATTGAAAAGAATGACAGCAAAGTGTCTACACTGACTCTAGAAATTGAAAAACTTCAAGGAAAAATAGAGGAATACGAAGAAAATCGTGAGGCTATTGAGAACTTGGAGCAACTCCTTGAACAAAAGGTAGAACAGCAAAATAACCTCAAAAGTCAACAAATAATCTTAGATGAATGTAACGAAGAGATTGTTGGCTTGATTAAGGAGCGAGGATCTCTAGAACAGAAACTGGAAAACCTTGCAAGTCAGAAAGAGGAAATGGAAACTCTCCGAGACAACTTTGCTGCCTACGACCTGTTCATGCGATGTATGCACACTAACGGTATTTCTTTGGATGTTATTAAAAAGAAACTGCCAGTAATCAACGAAGAGATTAGCAAAGTATTGGCTAATGTTGTTGATTTTGAAGTATTTTTTGAATCTGAGGGCAACAAACTAGACATTTTCATCAAACACCCTAAATATGAGGCTAGACCGATTGAAATGGGCTCTGGGGCAGAGAAAACTATCGCTGCCATGGCAATTAGGCTGGCTTTGCTGTCTGTATCTTCGCTACCAAAGGGTTCTATTTTCATTTTGGACGAACCAGCAACTGCTTTGGATGCAGAAAACATGGAAGGATTCATTCGGATCCTAGATATGGTAAAATCTTACTACCAAACCGTGTTGCTTATCTCACATGTAGATCATTTGAAAGATATTGCTGATATGACAATTGAAATTGATAAAGTAGACGGTTTTGCATGCGTTAATCAATAATTAATACTATTTACATTGTTATGAAAGAAATACTAGATAATTGGAATAAATTTGTAAGTGAGCAAAAAGGGAGATCATTGGAGATTCTGAAAGGGGTGGGTGACATGTCCGTAGATGAAGCGCTTGATATGTTTGTGAGATATCGCCTTGATCTGAACACCGTTGCCGATGACAAAAAATGGAAATCTCTCAAAACGAAGGCATCTAAGATGCCAATGAAAAGAATATCTGACATGATGAGGGATGTAGTATACAGGACTTACGACTCCAGCATTGCAGAAAAATCATATGCTCGGTACTTCATGGCAAACCACGAAGCAACCCGCACACTACAAGATGGATTAGATGTATATAAAGAAGAGGTGTTGCCAACAATTAAAAAAATTATATATAGCATACCAATTGTCAACATAGCGACACCAAATGTGTCTCGGTTACACGCCATCGGTGCAGAGTATGTTGCAAAAAGATTTTACGAGGATAATATCTTCCCCGGAGGCTTTTTCTCTCCCGGAGGTCTATCTGGAAAACCATTTATAGGCATCAATTCATATGCGTATTTGGATAAATCAGGTACACTTGATATGGATGGAATTAAGCAAGTATTTGTAGAAGAATTAGCACATGCGGTTGATGGTCTTGTTTCTCAAAAATATGGTATAGATTACGAATTCTCTAGACAACTAAGCAGAGGTCGCATCCGATTTTCTAACATTACCAAAAAGCAAAAGGACACTGATATAAAGAGACGAAAATTTTACCGTTATTTAAAAGATCCCAGAGAAACATATGCAAAATTAAAAAGGATTAAGGTTGAACTTCAAGGCATTAATAAAGATATGTTTTTTGATGATGAAGGCAAAATAGTGCTAAGACATTTGGAGAGATATCTGCAAGATCCAAGAAACAAGGATAGGCACAAAATCATCCGAATCTTAGACCTCCAGAAGATAGAAGACATCGGATATGTATTGGACCAGATAGCAAGAGTTTCTCCAGAAAATGTTACACAAAAAACTTCACAAATGGCTTGACAAGTGATTTTTTGTAATGTATATTATATACATAACTTAATGACTTAGGAGGTCACCATGAAAAAGTTTCTCGTTGTCGTAGCAATCACACTTTTCACTACCACCGCTTTGGCAGACCAACCAAAGGCTAAGTTTTATGATTTTGGCGAGCAAGTAATTGATGGTGAAATTAAAAAGCCAACTGCTCTTTATACAGACAGCAAAACCAAAGTTAAGTTTGATAGACTGTTGAAACTTAAAAAGTCTTTCATCTCCTCTTTGAATGATTCTTCCAAAGAAAGAACCTTCAAATAGCATCATTTATAAATTCTAACTATTTACAGTATGGAATCAAAAAGATTTTTTCAGTCTAACTTATTAAAGGCTTTGATATTCTTCTGTTTTGGTTTCGTCGTCATTGAGCCAATGGATACGGCACTTTGGATACTTTCTGGAGTGTTTATTTCGTTGGCTTTTTTTGAAAAAACAGATTTATTAGGCTGAGAGGATGATATGATGACTGTAATTAGGCATGGACTAGATAAATTACTTACAAAACTAGTTTCTAGGAAACTTATGGTATGGCTTACAGCCACAGGGCTTATGCTTACTGAGCGCACCCCGCTTGACTCAAGCGATTGGGTAGCAATTTCTTTAGCATATATTGGGGTGCAAGGTCTTACTGACTTGGCAACCCAGTGGAAGCATGGAAAATGATAGAATTTTGGTTAATAGCAAAGATATGGTCAGCAAAGGTTTGGGAGTTTGCCAAGAAGTATTGGAAAATTCTTGCCGCCGTAGCCTATACTGTATTTGTGTGGGTATTTTTCAAAAGCCACGCTGACAAAGCCAAGGCTGCTTTAGGAATAAAAGACAAAGCACACAAAGAAGAGGTAGAAACTCTCACCAGCACTCATCAGAAAGAAATTGCTTTGAGAGATGAGGAGTTGGCTAGATATCATCAGATCATAGCCCAGATAGAAAAAGACTACGAGAATAGAAAAGAAGAGCTCTCGGATAAAAAGCGAGAGGAAGTCAAGCAACTCGTAGCAGAAAACAGCGAAGACCCAAGCAATCTGTCTAAGTTATTAGCAGAAAGGTTTGGCATTTCACATATAGGTGAAGAGCAATGAAAGAGATTCTAACAGAATGGCGAAAGTTTGTCGCCCTAAATGAAGCCCTAATGCTTAAGCCCGGACCAAATGGTTGGGATAAGTATTGCCAATTAGTTGCAGAGGCTTATGCTGCTGCCCCTGAATACGAGGATGCGGCCGTTGATTCGTTTAAGGCTATGATCCCTTTTGTCAACAATATGTTTGATAAAATTAGCAAAAGGGTAGATGTCCAATTTGTAGATGAGCACCCATATGAAACTGCTGAAGAATTAAGACAAGATGTTAATCAAAACAAAGTCTTAAAAATCTCCACACTTGATTCAGATCATGCGGTATTTGACCCAGAAACAAACCAGAAGTTTAGGGCAGTCCATGATTACATGACACACATTCAAAGGAATACAAACTTTGATGGTAGAGGTGAAATTGCTTCTTACAACAGCCACATAAAGACCGTGCCACCAGCAGCATACCCAGCACTATTTACAGAAGTGGTAGGTCAGGCTTGTTCGTTTATTGTGAACGGTCAGTTCCCAGAACAAAAGATTGCCATACTTCCCGGCTTTGACTACGAAAATGTAGGAGTTGTGGAAGGCTATGATATTGTAGATAAAGAGTTGGTAAAGAAAGGTGAAGAACCAGAACCAGAGGAAAATGAAGATGAAAGAGATACTGAATGAATGGAGAAAGTTTGTAAACGAATACAAAGATTTCGGAGAAGATTATAGAATAAAGAGCATGGAGCCTGTCTCATATGAAGAAGCAAGCGATTTTATAAAAGCCTCTTCACCGCTCAAAGCCCCTGAAGGCAGAGAATTCTATAAAATAGAAATGACTGATGGTGAGGAATATGTTGCTGATTACGATCCAACAAGTGACCCGCCTCTGTTTGTTTATAACAACGAAGACCAAGATATGGGAGAAGAGTTTGCAGAAGAAGCCCTTCGATATCTAAACCAAGACGCCCCATACGACCAAGAAAGGTTCCCCAGCGAAGAGCCAGAAGACGACTTGGAAGAGCGCTGCCAAAAAGGTTACAAGACTCATCCAAAAAGAAAAACAAAAAAGATGTATGGCAAGACATACAGAAACTGCGTAAAAGCGGAGGAATAAAAAATGAAAAAGGTATTACACAGATTAAAGAACTTATTTAACGACGCACACTGCTGCTGCTGTTGCGGCTGCTGTACTTGCTGTTGTAAGGAAAAGTAATGAAACAACTACTTGAAAACTGGAAAAGATTTATAAATGAGAACCAGTCTGC